AAAATAAAAAATTACAAGACAGTTTGGAGTTTGTTTTAGAGATTGTAAAAGACAATAAAAGTAAACCTATAGTTTTTAGTATAACAGATCAATTTAAAGTTTATACAATAGAAGATGATAAAAATATGAGTGAAATTATTTTTGGTGATGCAACAGGAGAAGAATTAATAGTAAGTTTTAACGCTGGATATGTAAACGATATATTAAAAACAATTCCTGAAGATAAAATTAGTGTAAAATTTTCAGGACAAAAATCTCCTGCTATGTTTCAAGGAGAAGATAATAATAATGATGAAATATATGTGCTAGTACCTCTAAGATTGAAAGAATTTGAATATGAAGATATCGCGGTATAGGGAATAATCCCTATACCTATAACAGCAAGAGGGGGAAATTCTAATGGACGAATGGATGAAAAATTGTAGGTATTGCAGATTCTTTAAAGAAGATTATTGCACCAGGGAAGTTTTTAAAATTGATCTTGATAATAACATTGAACAAATTATTGATGATGGATTGATTGAAGAAGCAATTCGAGAAGGGTTCTCAGAGAAGATATTTGACAGTGTAAGTAAAAAGAAACAAGGAGAATTTGCAGAAGAATTTGAACAAGCAAAAATGAATTGGGTAGAAGAAATAAGTGAACAGGTGGCTGTGATGTTAAGGAATAATTTCAGTTTTGAATATGGGGTAATACCGAAGAACAGTAGAGAATTTTATTGTAGTAAGTGGGATTAAATATATAATAACAGGGAGGTAATAACAAATGCGTAAATGTGAAATTTGTGGAGAACTCTTTGATGAACAGTTTATAACTCAATATGAACGTGATGAAGATAAAGGGAATAATTATATAAAACACAACGTAATCCATGTGTGTATAGATTGTGATCATCCAGAATGGGACGATGAAACAAATGATTATTATATGATTATTAATGGTGTTAAATGGATTAATTAAGGAGGTTAACAGATGACAAATGAACAACAAAGGTTAGCGGAAGGATTATACTATCAACTTAATGAAATATCTAAACAAGTAGAAGGAGAAGATTTACCATACTGGATTAAAAACTATATTGTTGGATATTTTTCACTTGAAGTATTTAAAGAATAATAAAACCAAAACGATATTTGGTAATAACAGGAAGGAGAATTTATTATGAAAGAAGTTTTAGTGGGTGGATACAATTTTTCAGGGTACATTATTAGAACAGATTTCAAATATAACGAAGAAGTAAGAGAAGGTATTGCCGATGCAATTTCTTATACAAAAGCGAAAGTATTAAATAATATTGATTTAAATTTATTATCTCTAAGATTATTCAATAAAATTATCGATGAATATTCAGATGAAAATCTTCTACAATATGCAAAGAGTTTATTTAAAAATGTTGACGATATTACTTTAGATATGTTAAACATTGAAATGATTGTACATGATTATGCAAGAGATATTTCTATTAGATATATCCGAAGTTTGCAAGAGAAGTTTGGCCAACATATGAAAGAATTAGAATCGTTATAAAATGCAAGTTTGATTAAAAAGGAGGAAAATATCAATGAAAGAAATACCAGATTGTAAACTATGTAAATTAAAATGTCACGGATGTTCTGGTTATCATACTTGTTTAATGAGACAAGAAATTAATGGACATAGAATAACAGATTGTAAACTGATGGCAAGTAAATATTATTTATGGGATAAATACTTAGATACTTATAATATGAATTTATGTAAGTATCAAGATGAGTGTCGAAGTGCAGTTGAGGCATGGTTATAGTTGCTATACCGAAAGGAAACATAATATGAATATAAAAGAATTAAAATCACCTTATGAAATTTATCCTTTTGAAAATATGACTAAATGGGATAAATTTAAATTATGGTTAAGGGCAGATGTGCCATATTTCTTTATGAATTTGTGGTGGAAGGTTACTAAGAAGTATTGAGATGAATAATAATTATGAAATATAAATGTCCATATTGCAAAACCATACATAATAAAGACCAATGGGAAAGTAATTCAAGATGGGAACAGGAATGGAACAAAGAAAAAGCTAATATGAGTGCTAGCAATAAGAATAAACCTGTTCGATGTCCTAAGTGTAATACAAGAGTATTGATTGGTGAGTTAATATAGAAGACATATATAATAAGGAGTTGATTTTTAATGGGAGATTCAAATAGATTTATAATATTTGCCGATTTTATTCAAAAACATTTTAATAATTGTGAAAAAATATTAGATGTGGCTGGCGGTCAAGGTGGATTAACATATGAATTAATCAAAAGAGGTTATCAGGTAACAGTTATTGATCCAAAAATTAAAATTAAAAACAATAATGTAAGTAAAATAAAAAAGTATTATAATGATGAAATAGATATATCTGATTATGATTTAATTGTTGGATTACATCCAGATGGAGCAACAGAATATATAGTTAAAAATGCTATTCAAAATAATAAGAGATTTGCCGTTATTCCTTGCTGTGTATTTCCGATAAATAAAAAATTAAAATTTAATTATCATCAATGGATTAATCATCTTCAACAATATAGTCCTAATATAAATAGATGGCAATTATATATGCAAGGGTGTAATATTGTATTATATAATTAAATGATGATAAAAGAGAGATTTTATTATAAATAAAGGAAGTGATAAATGTGAAAAAGAAACAAAAAAATATCATAACATTTGATTGCTATGATAGAAAAACCAATACCTGTAATGGTAGTTGTCAGGGATGTAGTGATTGTCCTATGGTAATGAAATATCAAATTCCTAGAAAGGAAATGTGGAAGCATATGAAACAAGTGCATATTCAAAGTAAACAATGGCAAAGATTAGAGCAAAGTTTAAAAAGTGATTGGACATTTGTAAATAAATTAAAAAGTATTTATAAATAAAAAACCAATTTAGTATTGACATTATACTGTTATTTTAGTAATATAAACATAGGCAAGACACTCATGACGTAGTGCAAGGTGGGGGGAGTGTAGCAGGAGTAGCGAGGGAAGTAGTAATTAAAGTTAATTCTTGAAAGGATAGTTTAATTACGAAAGGTGGGGCGAAACTGTATAATTTTATTAAAAGGAGATGTTTTAAAAATGAAAATTATTATTAAAGAATCAGGAAAGCAACCATATGAAAAAGAAATTAAAAATGATTTAACAGTGTTGCAAGAAATTGTTGGTGGTTATATTGAAGTATTGCCTATAACTCAGGAAATATTAATGATATGTAATGAAGAAGGAAAATTAGAAGGATTGCCGTACAATTTTACTTTAGGTAATGATTATATAGTTGGAACAGTATTTTTTATTGGCAATAATGAACCAGAATTCAGATCGTTAGATGATGCAGAAATTAAAGTGGTTATGAATTGGTTTAAATAAAACGATGTTTTGATTTGAACAAGGAGGGTTGAATAAAATATTTAATAAAGAAGATATAATGAGAATTGATTATGTTGAAAAATTATCAATTTTAGAAATAGAAAAAGTTGCTTTATATAATAAGAATAAAATAACCGAAGAAGAAGTTTTAGAAGTTATTAAGTTACATGGGATAGGTTATAATCCAAATGTTATTTTAATTGACAAGGAACAATTTGAAAATGTTTTTGGAAGTTGATTTAAAATACTCATTTCATTAAAAATAAAAAACTGAAAGGAAGGAATAAAAATGAATTCAATGAGTGCTTTTATAATGGGAGAAATAAATAGAGGTAAAGAGGAAATGGTTTTTGATTGGGATAAAGCAGCTAAATTAATTAAAGATAGTGGTTTTAAAGATGCTTCGGCAGGACTTAATGGTGATTGGGGATGTACTAGTGGTGAAATTTTCATTAATGGCAAACCTAAAATGAGTGACTATACTTATTTAGCAAGTACATGGGCAACACCTCAAATTGAAATTGACGGTGAATATTATGATTGTTATAGAATGGAAAGTGAAACACCCAATTGGCATAGTAAAACAATGTGGCCTAATAGTGCATTAAAAATTATAAATAAAGATTAACACCAAATAATCTTTTTATAAAAAACAATTTAAGGAGGATTAATAATGTCTTGGTATAATGAACCTTGTAGTGTACATCAGTTAAATTATGCAAAAAGTTTGGCAGAGGAATTAGATATAGATTATAGGTACGAATGGATACAACAAAATTTTACTAAAGGAGAACTGTCTAATTTAATAAAAAAATTTAGAAAACAATTGGGATTAGATTAAAATCGGAGGTAGCAGATGCGAAAATACATAATTACACTACTACTTATGATTTTGATAGTAGTAATAGGGATTAATCAGGCGAATTCAAATTATCAAAAGGACGTATTAAACACAGAAAATAAATATGTGGAAACAATAGACAAGCAAGAAGAAATTACATATAATGAAGTTAAAAATAAAACCAAACCTGAAACAAATTTTAATATTGAAGAAAATGATAATTATATAATCATGATAGCAACAGCCTATACAAAGTCTATAGAAGAAGGAACGCATAAAGGAATTACTAGAAGTGGCACTCAGGTTTCTAGGGGTACTGTTGCGATTGATCCTAGAGTTATACCATTGGGTACTAAAATCTATGTTGAAGGTTATGGTCATGCGGAATGTTTAGATACTGGTGGGGATATTAAGCATAATAGAATTGATTTGTATATGGATAGCAAAGAAGAGTGTTTTGAATTTGGTAGGAGAGAAGTTAAAGTTTGGATTATTGATTAATATCAAATGAGGTGATTAAAAATAGCAAAGAAAAAAACTACATATTATTTTGCAAGTAAAGAAGATTTTAATGATAAAATTTTATATCCTAGAATCCCTTTAAGCAGAATGGAAACTGAAGATGATAAAATTGAAAGAATTTGTGTTTCTAAAAGTATCAATGGATGTTTAAGTGCTACACAATGTTGGGATAAAGAAGACATAGTATATATTTATAAATGCGAAAGCAATAAAGTAATACAACCAACATTAAAACAAGTGCCTGATCAATGTTTTACTGGAGAAGAATGGATTTTAGAACCAGTAAGAATGCAATTATTTATGAAGGTAAAAATTGAAACAAGTGATGATTGTAAATTATTATCAAGGAATATGAGAAATGTAGTGTATAAGTTTGATATGTTAAAAATATAATAATTAAATTGCACTTTTATTATGAGTTGAAAGGAGAAATATAAAAATGAATTGGTGGAAAATAAGAAATTGGTTTAATAATTATTTAAGACCATATGCAATCATGGGCGGAATATCAAATTTAATTAAATGGTTTCCTTTAATCTGGAAAGATCGTGATTTTGATCATGGATATCTATATGATATTTTATATTTTAAATTAGGTGAAATGCAAAAATTTTTTGAATCGGGTAATACATATTCTGAAGGAGCAGACAAATATGCAGAACAAATTAAAAAATGTAAAGAATTGCTTTATCGTATAATGAACGAATCAATTCAAGATGAAAATTGGGATGGCGATAATTTTACCAGACCATTGAATGAAATTTATGAATTAGAAAAAGAAGAAAAGAAACTATTTTGGAATATGATGTGTGACAATATTGATGGTTGGTGGGATTAAGTTAAAGCAAGGAGAATTTAGATGATTGAGTTAAAAGGTAAATACACAATAGCAAAAGTATTCACCGATAATATAGATCAAGAAACAATATCTCAAATAATTAATCTATGTAATCAAGACTTTACTGAAAACAGTAAAATACGTATAATGAGCGATTGTCATGCTGGTAAGGGATGTGTAATTGGTTTTACTGCTGATTTAGGTGATAAAGTAATTCCCAATCTTATAGGTGTGGATATTGGATGTGGTTGTCTTACCGCTGAATTAGGTAAAATCAATCCAGACTTACAAAAACTAAATGATGTTATTCATAAATACATTCCTAGTGGTAGAGATATTCATGAAGGTAGGATTTTAAAATTCCCTGAATTACAGGAGTTATATTGTTATAGAGAACTAAAAGAAACTAAACGAATTGAGAAAAGTATTGGCACACTAGGTGGAGGAAATCACTTTATAGAGTTAAACCAGGATGATGAAGATAATATTTATCTAGTGATTCATTCAGGAAGTAGAAATTTAGGCAAACAAGTAGCAGACTATTATCAAAACATTGCTATTGAATTAAGAAGTGGTAGAGAAGAATATTATCTTGAAAGAGATAAAATTATTAAAGAGTATAAAGAGCAGGGTAGAAAAAAAGAAATTCAATCAGCATTAAAGCAATTAGACAATAAGTATCAACATTCTCAACCAGATTATCCTAAAGAATTATGTTTTTTAGAAGGAATATGGAGAGAAAGATATTTACATGATATGGAGATTTGTCAGGAATACGCTAATATAAATAGAATGGCAATGGCTGATATAATCCTTAAAAAATGGTTGAATTTAAATATTATATCATTGATACCAAATTTCTTTCAAACTATCCATAATTACATTAACTTTAAAGATAATATCATTCGTAAAGGCTCTATTTCTGCCTATAAAGGTGAAAAGGTATTAATCCCTATTAATATGCGTGATGGATCATTATTATGTGTTGGTAAAGGTAATCCAGATTGGAATTATTCTGCACCACATGGGGCTGGTAGATTAATGAGTAGGGGTAAGGCGAAACAAAATATTTCAATGGAAGAATATCAAAAATCTATGGAAGGTATATTTACCACTTCAGTTAATTTATCAACTTTAGATGAAGCACCTATGGCGTATAAATCTATGGATGAGATAGTAAATAATATTGGTGATACGGTTGATATTTTAAAAGTAATTAAACCTATTTATAATTTTAAAGCAGGAGAATAAAACCCAATATATAGGGGTTTATGTTGTGATAAAATCTAACTTTCATTTTAAATTTATAAAGAAAAGGAAGTGATTAAAAATGATAGAAATTAATAAATTGGAATCACAAATACAAAGGTATGACACTATGTTTGGAACTAGATCAAGAATATTTCCTCCCGATATAATTTTAGTATCAACATCTTTAGATAGTTGGCAAATATTAATTACCAACAAACAAAATAAACCTATTTATTTATTACATAAAAATAAATTTGGTAGAACAAATAAATATCATATTCAGGGAAGAAAAACATGTTTATATCATGCATACGATACAATACATAAACATAAAAATCCACTAATAAATATCTACAAAAATAAAAGTTATAAATAATAAGAAAAATATTCTAAATTACCGTCTATAAAAATAGGACAACTCATTTGAAGAAATTATGATGATACCATGTGTTATTACAGTTGAGAATTTATCAGTATAAATTCGGCTTTATTGAAATGGAGGAATTAAAATGAAAGTAGAAGAAATTATTAACTACATTGATTCAGCAATTAATAACAGACCTCACAGTGATGCTTTTTGGATTGATGAACAAGGAAACGATCATCACGCAGATGTTGGGTATGGAGTTGAATGGTGGAAAGTCATAAAGGAAGAATTAATTAGAGTGTTTATAGATAACGAATTAAAATAGACATTTGATTATTTAAATATGGAGGTAAAAGTATGATTACAAATACTGGATTAAAATTATTTATTAAAAACTACTTTGAGTGTAAAGCCGGAGATAGTATTACCTTTGAAATTAATAATTCAGAAGGTAAAATCGATTGTCTTAAAAACGATCTTTTTAGAGGATCAGTATATAATACTATTAAATATTTTGATTCTTGGAAAACAGATATTGTTAGCAAAACAGGATTTACCTGCTCTGATGATGCTTTTGATTGGATTAAAGATCAATCTAAGAAATTTGGATTTGAAATAGAAATTTAATATTTACGACATTTGATTATAAGGAGGCTTTTATTATAAATACACTTCATGAAATATTTGATAGAGATAATTACTAATCTATTGAAAATTAAATAGATTTTAGATTTATTATATTAATATAAAATGGAGGTTTTGTTGTGAGTGATTATTTAATTTATATATTAATAAGTATGTCTTTTATATCAGTAATTTGTTTAATGGTTTGTATAGGAGAAGAAAGGAAAAATAAAATTAATATTATAAATAATAAGAAGAAAGAAATTGAAAATATTTTTGAACGAATTGAAAAGGTGTTAGAAGAAAAATAAACATTATAAAAGAATCATTTTATTATTATTAAAATATAAAAGGAGGTAAATAATATGATATTAAAAGGTAAAGAAGAAGGTATTGTAAAAATTATTATTGAATGTGATTGCGGTTGCGAAGCATTGCAACTATCTAAATTTAATTGGAATGATGGAGATGTTGATTATTATCTTGAAATACTAGTCCCTGCATTTAGTGCGGAGCAAACTACATCTTGGGATAGATTTAAAGTAAGAACAAAATTTATATGGTTAATTCTGCGTGGAAAATATCACTGGCTAACATCTTTAATTTTAAAGAAAGAACAATTAGTGCAACTAAGAGATGCTTTGAATGAAATGGTTGAATAAAATATTGAATTGGTAACAATATTAAAGAAAGGAGAGTAATATATATGTGGGATAAACTATCCAGAGAAGAAAAACTAAGAATTGTTAATACCAGATTAGAAGAAGTAGATATTCAAATTAAAGAACTCTGTGATATCAGAGAAATTTTAGAAGAAGAACAACTAAAATTAAGGTTGCAATAAATACAAAAAATAAATATAATATAAATGTCACCATAATGAAAAGGAGGTAAAAATATTTGAGTGCAGACAATGGAATTTACATACTCAAAACCAAAGAAAATCAATATCGAGTTATTTATGCTTCAGCAATAGAAAATCTATACTGGAATCCTCTTGATCCTAATAGTTATGACAAACTAATTCCCACTAGAATAGTTGAATTATACGGCAAATCAAAATATACATATGATAAAAACTTAGCTAGGGATATTGCTTTTAACATGGCAAGAAATACTTATCTGGAATATGGAATTAGTGAAATTGTAGTTGATAAAACATGGAGACAGATTATTAAAGAAGCAAAAGAACTTGCTCCACTTGAAATTGAAGCAATTGAATGTAGTAGTACTCATGATGGTAGATGGGATAGTAATTTAATTAAACTAAAAGAAATTATGAATATGTAAGGGGAGAGATTATGACAAAAATATTGGCACATTATAATTATGATGATATTATTATTGGCGCAAATAACTTAGGTCAGATACTTGTATGGTTTAGAAACAGATATAGAAAATTAAATAAATCTCAAAAAGATAGTTTGAGATATTTATATCTTGATAATACATATATGGGTAGTGTTATTGAACAAATTGAAAATGATATTAAGGAAGAAAAGAGAAGGAAGATAAAGGAGAAATATAATATGAACGAGGAGGATATATAATGATTTGTCCATATGATAATTGTCTAGAATGTTCTGAATATGATAAATGTTTTATTAAAGATAAAGAAGAACATATTGAAGTCGAATTTACTCAAGAAGAATTAGAATTGATATATGATTGTTTATCTAGCACAAAAAATCGTTATGATAATTTAATTTTCAAGATTGAAAGATTAATATATTAAAATAAAAGGAGGAAATACATATGAGTAAATCACTAAGATCAATGATTAAAGAAGGAAGAGCAAAAGCAATTGAACGTAGATTTAAAAGTCAGACTAAAAGAAATGGTTATTGGGCAGCCGTTGATGCAAAAAAGAAGATTGAAGAGAAGAGTCATGCCGTTTTACATAATCAGAATTGAGGATGATTTAATCCTCCCAGGGGAATTTAAAGATTATATGAGTGCAGTAGAAAATTGTGATATAAATGATGTAATGTATTTGGATTAAAAGATTAAACCAAAGAACGTTTTTGTAATGATTTTTTATTTGACAAACTACTATTAAAATAGTAATATAAATAGGAGAAACAAAACATAAAACAAAGGAGGTATATAAATGAGTAGTTTGATAGTGGAAGTGTGCAGAGTAGACGAAATAGAAAAACATCCTAATGCAGATAAACTTTCTATAGTCACAGTTAAAGGATGGAATTGCATTGTAGGGTTAGACCAGTATAAACAAGGAGATTTAGTAGTATTTGTTCCACCAGATAGCATTATTCCTGAAAATATCATTGAAAAATATAATCTTACATATTTAAAGAATGGTGGTCGAGTAGGAACTACAAAATTACGTGGATTTATTTCTCAAGGTCTTATACTTGATTTGCCCGAAGGTAAATTTAAAGTTGGAGATGATGTATCTAAAGTTTTAGGTATAACCAAATGGGAACCACCCGTATCGCAAAATCATCAGCAAGCCAATGTCATTTCTAAGAAAAAATTAAATCCATATTTTGATCGATATACAGAAATAGAGAATATTAAAAACTATAAGAATGTATTTGAACCTGGGGATAAAATAGTTATTACTGAAAAAATTCATGGTTCAAATTGGAGAGCAGGGAATTTACCTATAGTAATTGATAAATCACAACCTTTAATATATAGATTTAGAGCGTGGTTTAGTAAATTATTAGGAAATTCTCACCAATTTGTATACGGCAGTCATAATGTTCAACTACATGGCAAAAATAAAAACAATAATTTTTACGGTGAAGACCTATGGGGTAAGATTTGCAATAAATATAATATGATAAATATAATTCCTAAAGATTATATTATATATGGTGAAGTATATGGTATTGGAGTACAAGATTTAACTTATGGGTTAAAAGATGTTGATCTAGTTGTATTTGATATTAAATATAATGGAAAATATTTGCCTTGGGACGAAGTAGTAAAGTTTTGTAGACAATATAGTTTGCCAACAGTTCCTTTATTGTATATCGGTGATTTTGAAGAAGGGATAATTGAAAAATATACAAGTGGTAAATCAACAATTTGTCCCAATCAAATTCGTGAAGGTTGTGTAGTAAAAGACCTTTGGGAAGAGCAGGATAAGCGAATTGGAAGAAAGATTTTGAAGAGTATTAATCCAGATTATTTACTGAGAAAGAATGGAACAGAATATAGGTAAATCATTATAAAACTTACTTTTTATCATGATTTTAGGCTTTAGAAATGCCTAGAAAATGGGATTTGTTTTCTGGGATTTTTATTAAATATTAAATAAAAATAAAAAAGGAGGTAATTAATATTTACGAATGTAAACAATGTGGTAATAAAAAATATTTTAATGAAATAAATTACATAAAGACATTTGTAGTTTTAGATGAAGAAACAGGTGAACCACAATATACACAAGATAAATTTATAGAGTGCATAGAAGTGTTTTGTGGAGTTTGTAAAGCAAGTAGTGAAGATAAAAATATATTATCTCAAGGGGAAATATTAAATTTAAAGGAGTATTAATAAATTGAGTAGTACAAATAGAAGTGATGCACGCAATTATCACATTTCAGATTATTATGTGACTCCAGTAAATAAAATTATTGATTTTATAGATGCTTTTGTAGAAATAGAAGAAGATTTTGAAGGTAAAATGCTTGATCCTTGTGCAGGAGGAGATTCTAATCATCCAATGAGTTATCCAGAGGCATTTAAGTTATGTGGGTATTTAAATATGGATACTATGGATATAAGAGAAGATTCTTTGGCAGATATTAAAACAAATTATCTTACATATGACTGTAAAAATAAATATAATATAATAGTTACCAATCCACCTTTTGGTTTAGCAAGAGAAATAATAGAAAAAGCATTAGATGATGTTAAGGATAATGGTTTTGTAGTTATGTTATTAAGATTAAATTTTTTTGGTGGTAAGCTTAGAGAAGATTTATGGGAAAAACAAATGCCTAAATATGCTTTTGTACATAATAGAAGAATGAGTTTTACAGATGATGGAAAAACAGATTCAATTGAATATATGCATTGTGTATGGCAGAAGGGATATTACCCTGAATTTACTATGTTAAAAGTGATATAATTTAAATATGAATATTATAATAAAGGAGCATAATATATGAATGAAATAAATAAAATAATTAATTATTTAATTACTATTGGATACGTTATTAAAAATGGAAGTGCATATTTACCTAGCGATAAAGAATTTGAAATTCCTTATGATGTTAGAATGACACATTTTTTACACACGAATAAAATTTGTAATTATGAAGTACATGAAATGTAAATAAAAAACATAACCAAAATTCCATTTTATCATGATTTTCAGGATGAAGAATCCCAATATACAGGCATCTATTTTTTGATTAATTGACAAAAATATAAAATAAATATAGGAGGAATAATACATATTGTTAGAATTAAATAATTTTTACATAGGTGAAAATGCGAAATAGACAGACACATGGAGAGGAGGAATGACCTGGTGGCGTTACCTTTGTTGATTGCCAAAAAAGAACAGAAGTTAAAACAAAACTTATCAATTAAACTTTCAAATGAGAGTTGTTTTGATTTTCTCAAGAGATTGGACAGTAATTCAATATCGCTCATTCTGATTGACCCTCCTTACGGAGTTTCGAGAGATACAAATTTCGCTTCTGGTGAGGAAACGGGTAAAGATACTGATAGATTTAGAGTGTCTATGGATTTCGGTGATTGGGATTATGATTTTAATGATTTAGCAGGTGTAATTAAAGAATGTTACAGAGTTCTTAAAAAAGGTGGAACGATGATTTGTTTCTATGACCTCTGGAAAATCACAACTCTTAAACAGTATTTTGATGATGCTAAATTTAAGCAACTTAGATACATAGAATGGATTAAGACAAATCCTGTTCCACTTAATAGTAAAACTAATTATCTCACAAATTCAAGAGAGATTGCCCTTGTTGGTGTAAAAGGTGGGAAACCAACTTTCCATTCAGAATATGATAATGGTATTTATAGTTATCCAATTTGTCACGATAAAGGTAGATTCCATCCTACACAGAAGCCTTTAGCTCTTATCGAAGATTTAATTGTTAAACATTCTGATGAGGGAGACCTTATTTGTGATTGTTTCTCAGGTTCAGGCACTACTGCTGTTGCATCTTATAATACCAATCGTAATTTTGTAGGATGTGAATTATCTAAAGAATATTACGACAAATCACTTCTTCGTTTTGAAGAACGAGGTTTCGATGGAAGGAGTGGTACTGATGAGTAGTGTTGATAAAACTATTCAGGATATGATTAAACGCAGTCCAAAGAGACTGCGACGGGGAGGGGTGATCTTATGTTAAAAAAGTGTAACAGGGGGTTGTTTAGATGAATACAGAAAATGCAATGGAGACTGCGGCAATTGTGATTATTCATCAGAGCCCACAAAAGGCTAATTATCGCAGTTCCATAAAAAGAGTTGACAAGCATCTTGACACAGTGTAGTATAAATACATACCCGTATGTCTATATCCGTACAACCAAGACGGGGGCTTATTTGGTGGGAATAAAATATTGAGGTGACATAATGGATAGATTTCTAAACCAAATAATTTGCGGCGACAACGTAGAAGTAATGCGACAGATGCCAGACAACTGCATAGACCTAACGGTAACTTCACCACCATACGATAATTTGAGAACTTATAACGGATATTCATGGGAATTTGAAGCGGTCGCTAACGAATTGTACCGCATAACAAAACCGGGTGGCGTGGTTGTGTGGGTAGTCGCCGACGCGACAGTTAAAGGCAGTGAGACAGGTACATCATTTAGACAGGCTCTTTACTTTATGGACTGCGGATTTAATTTGCATGACACTATGATTTATGCAAAAAACAGTTATATGCCATTAACGCACAACAGATATGAGCAACAATTTGAATATATGTTTGTTTTTTCAAAGGGCAAGCCCAAGACGTTTAATCCAATAAAGATTAAGTCACAGACGGCAGGAACAAAGCGAAACCGAGGTGGAAGCAAGGCAAAAGAGATGTCATATGCCGAAAGATTAAGAAATGAAAAGACAACTGTAAACGAATACAAGCAAGCACCAAATATTTTTTGGTATGACGTTGGGAAAAACGACAAAAGCATACACAATGCACCGTTTCCAGAACAGCTCGCAAACGACCACATTATTTCATGGAGTAATGAAGGAGATATTATCTTAGACCCAATGTGTGGTTCTGGCACTACTTGTAAAATGGCTTATTTAAACAAAAGAAATTTTATTGGTATTGATATAAGCGAAGAATACATAAATGATATTTGTATACCAAGATTAAATTCTTATGGATGGCAACAAAAAGAAAATATAAATATAGGAGGTAAAATAAAATAGCAAAAATTGAATTAGACAAGTATTATACTCCACCTGATTTAGCACAATACATAGTTAATAAAACAAAAGAAATTATAGGTGAAGATAATATTACTGAATATATAGAACCATCAGCAGGAGCAGGGGTGTTTTTAGATTATTTAGATAGAGAAAATGTTCCTTATTTGGCTTATGATATTGAACCAGAGGACAATAGGATTATTAAACAAGATTTTTTAGAGTTAGAATTAGAGTATAAAAAGGGTAGGTGTGTGATTGGGAATCCACCATATGGTAAATATATGAAACTTGCTGAACAATTTTATAAAAAGTCTATAGGAATAGGAGATTATATATCATTTATTTTACCAATTAGCCAATTTAATAATAATATTAAATTATTTGATTTTGATTTAATATTTAGTGAAAATTTAGGTATTAAAGATTATTCAAATAAAAAAATTCATTGTTGTTTTAATATTTATAAAAGACCTAGTGGTAATCTTAATAAAAAACCAAATTATAAACTTAAAGAAGTTGAAATTAAAACTTCTCATAGAAAAGCACATCCTCCAAAAACTAATTTTATAACTAGAGATATTTTTGATTATGATATTAGAATATGTGCATGGGGTTCCTCAATAGGTAAAGTTTGTGAGTATGAAGGGCAATATTCAACAGAGATGTGTATTAAAATCAAAAATGAAAAGTATAAAAATATAATTATCGATTTAATAAAAAATGTAAAATGGATTGATGTTTATCCTATGTTTGGTGCTCCACATATAGATTTATGGCATATTTATAAATACATAAAAGAACAAATACCTGAAATAAATTAAAATACAAATCCCATTCTATAGGGATTTAAATCGTGATAAAACAATCGTTTCATGTTGATTTAGAAAGGAGAAAATATTTGAATAAATATTGGGAGCATTTTAAAACAATCACAAAACATAAATGGTATGTAATGAAAGCATGTTTTAAATCTAAATTATATTGGCAGGGAATAGTACATGATTTAAGTAAGTATTCAATTACCGAGTTCTTCACAAGTGCAAAATATTTCACAGGAAACAGTTCACCCATTGATGCTGAAAAAAATAAAAATGGTTACTCTTTAGCATGGCAAAATCATAAGGCAAACAATAAACATCATTGGCAATATTGGACTGATTTTGAAAATGGAGATTTAATAGTTTTAAAAATGCCAGCCAAGTATTTAGCGGAAATGTTGTGTGATTGGGTGGGAGCAGGTAAGGCTTATAATAAATCTATTTGGACTATTGATACATTTAAAGCATGGTATAAAAGCAATATAGATAAAATGATATTACACACAAGTACAAAGGCGTATATTAATTTACTTATAGAACATGTAATTAACGAACAAGACTTATATGATAATTGGATTAAAATATCAAGAATTAATGAAAATTATATGCTTGATGATTTAGAAGGTTGTTCATATCAACCATCAATAAAACTATTAAAATAAAATCACAGATTGGTAATGAAATTTAGAAAGGAGTAGAAATACAATATTAGAAGTAATTTATAAAACAGAAAAAGGTAGACTTGTTCATGGTGATAATATTGAAGCAATGAGAAAAATTAAAGAAAATTCAGTTGATAGTTGTATATCAGATTTTCCTTATGATTTATCATTTATGGGTAAGAAATGGGATACTACAGGAAATTTTTATGAGTGGTGTAAAGATCGAGCAGAACCATTATATAGAATAATTAAGCCGGGAGGTTATGTTTGTATCTTTGGGCATCCTAAAACTAATCACAGAATGAAGTCAGCTTTTGAAGATGTAGGGTTTAATATAGTTGAAGAAATTGATTGGGTTTATGGAACTGGTTTTCCTAAGAATCAAGATATAGGAAAATTGTTTGATAAGAAAGCAGGAGCAGAAAGAGAAATTGTTGGATATTTAGATAGAAATGATAGAAAATTACCTAGTGGCGAAGGTGGTACTCATGGTACGGCACATCAAGATTATTGTAATAATGGTAGAGAAACTATAAATTTATCAATTACTGCACCAGCTACAAATCAAGCAAAGAAATGGGATGGATGGAAAACATCAGGATTAAAACCAGCACATGAACCAATTACTGTATTTCAAAAACCATTGGAAGGTACTTATATAAATAATATAAATACATATGGTGTTGGTGGAATGAATATTAATGCTTGTAGGATAGAACATAATGAACCTATTAAAACAACAAATAGAAAACCAAGAAGTGCTACATGGAATATGGACACTTGTGGATTTGATAGCACAAACAATACTGTTGCTAGTGCTGATCCAAATGGCAGATTCCCTGCTAATATGATATTTGATTCTTCTATGGGAGAAGTATTAGATAATCAGAGTGGAATTAGTAAGTCAACGGGTGGAAGTGGAGATAAGAGCAAAGGTGCTTTAGGGGATAGTGTTTATGGAAAATATAAAAATGAAGAATTATCAGCTAATGCAGGAGGATTAGGAGATTCAAGTGGTGCTAGTAGATATTTCTTAAAGATAGATGCAGAAGATTTTGTACCATTTTTATATTGTCCTAAAGCATCTAAAAAAGAAAAAGGCGAAGGGAATACTCATGTAACTGTTAAACCTAAAGAATTAATAAAATGGCTCATTAAATTAGTTACACCTATAAATGGAAAAACAATTGATATTACTGCTGGTTCTGGTACACATGGTTTGGCTTGTGAAGAACTTAATAAGAATGAAGGTTATAATCTAAGATGGATTGATATTGAATTATTAAATACAGAGAAAGAACCTTATTGTGAAATTGCAATGAATAGAATTAAAAATGTAATATAAAAATATACAGAAAAATACAAATATACATACTATATATAGTGGCATTAAGCAATTCATACCACAATATATAGAAAAATATTTGAATAAAATTCGGGTTTTGTCACAAAATTATTAAATAGAAAGGAGAATATATGAAAAAAATAAAATATTACTGTGACAAATGTAATAAAGAAATCCAAAAGGAAGATATTATTAAAAAAGAAATACCTACTATAGATAAAATTGAAGCAAGAGGTGGTAAGGGTAATCCTACCCCTGTATTATTAGTATTTGAAAACTTAGTTATGGATGAATATGAGTTATGCAAAAATTGTGCAGATTCATATGAAATATTACATAATTATTTCTTAACTTTACTTGCAAAACAATGGTCTAAAGTAAATACCAAATAATGCTTTCATAAAAACTAAAAAATAAGGAGAATAAATATATGAAAACTTTACTATTAATCTTAGGAATTATAATTCTAATTTCAAAGAAAAAGGCTATTCCAAATATTTTTAAATCTAAAGAAGTTAAGAGAAAAATGGCAGAAAAAATGTTTGATGAATTACCAGATAAGGCAAAGGAGTTACATATTGATCTTACCACATTAAAAGGCTTGTTAATTATATTTTTAGGTCTATTTTGCTTGTTGTATATAATTTTTTATTTATTATCAGCAATATTTATTAATACCTTCGTATTCACTGTAATATCAATTCTATTAATGTTTCTTACAGTTAAAACTTTAAGTAATTTTCTAAAAGGTTTTGATAATACCGGAAATATAAAAGTAGAAAGTGTTGCATTTAGTATATTTAATATTATTGTTGATTTAGGATACATAGGATATGTGTTTTTCAATATATATAAGATGTGGTAAAACATCATAGAATAACGGTTTGGTGCAAAGTGAGGTGAAATTATTAAATGACTTTTGGATTTACTTATTTTATCTCTAAAAGGGATAAAAGCGCAGAAAGAATAATTAATATTGAAGCAGAGTCGGAAGAACAGGCATTTGATAAATACATAAAGTTTTTAAGTGAGCATCATATGGTTATGGGTGAATCACTTGGAGAAAAGTTAAAATAAAAACAACACAAAAAATCAATTTGGTTCAAACTTTTACAAAAAACACAATATAAAAATGAAAGGAGAATTAGTATATAAGTTGCAATTATACTATAAAGATGAATACATAAGATTATTTCAAGGTGATTGTTTAGAAGTAATGGATAGGTTAATTGAGAAAGGTGTTAAATTTGATGCAATAATTACTGATCCTCCTTACGGGACTACAGCTTGTAAATGGGATAGTATCATACCATTTGATAGTATGTGGGAAAGATTAAATAAGTTAATAAAGGATAATAGTGCAATAGTTTTATTTGGTAGTGAACCATTTAGTAGTCATTTAAGAGTAAGTAATATTAAAAATTTTAAATATGATTGGATATGGAATAAAAAGAAGGGAGGAAGTCCTTTACTTTCTAAAATACAACCAATAAAAATATTTGAAATTATATCTGTTTTTGGGAAAGGGAAAATAAATTATTATCCAGTAATGGTTGATAGAGATAAACCTAAATCAAGGGGTAAGAATAGAGGAACTATTAGTGATACAACAAATAATTGTTTTTCAGAAGATAAGATTTATACGCAATATTATCCTAAAGCAATTATAGAATTTTCAAATGCTAGTCAAAAAAATAAATTTCACCCAACTCAAAAACCAGTGGAGCTAATGGAATATCTTATTAACACATATACACAAGAGAATGAAATTATATTAGATTTTACTTGCGGTTCTGGTACAACATTATTAGCATCAAGAAATCTTAAAAGAAAATGTATCGGTATTGAATTGGAAGAAAAATATTGTGAAATAACTAAACAAAGATTAGAAAAAGCAAGTTAAATATAAAAACAGCATAAAATTCTAGTTTGGTTCAAAAATAGACGCCTAAAGATTGGGATTCTTAGAGTATGGATTTTTCAAAATAATTATTAAAATAAAAATATAAATATTGGAGGTAAATATATAATTGATAGAATTAAATAATTTTTATATAGGGGAATCTGTTAATTTTATGCGTAAAAATATTCCTGATAATTTTGTAGATTTAACAGTTACAAGTCCACCTTATGATGATTTAAGAAAATATAATGGATTTATTTTTGATTATGAAACAATTTTTAAAGAACTTTTTAGAATAACTAAAAATGGTGGAATTGTTGTATGGATAATAGGAGATAAGACAGAAAAAGGAACGGAAAGTCTAACAAGTTTTAAACATGCTTTAAGTGCTAAAAATATAGGATTTAATGTTCATGATACAATGATATGGTTAAAACCTAATCCAACACCAACTGATCCTAAATGTTTAAGATATTATAATGCTTTTGAATACATGTTCGTTTTTTCTAAAGGAAAACCAAAAACATGTAATTATATAAAAGAAAAATCTAAAAATACAGGTAAAGAATTTGGTTCAGCTCCAATGAAAAGAGTAGATGGAACTAACAGAGATGACAGAACTGAAAAGTTAAAGGGTATAAAAATAAAAGACTATAAAATTAAAAGTAATGTATGGGAATGTGCTATAGGTTCAGGGGTATCTAAAGATAAAATTGCTTTTAAACATCCAGCAATTTTCCCTGAAAAATTAGTTGAAGATCACATAATTTCTTGGACTAATAAAAATGATATTGTACTAGACCCTATGTGTGGTTCGGGTACAACGTGCAAAATGGCATGGTTAAACAAGCGTAATTTTATTGGAATTGATATGAGTGAAGAATACATAAATAACATTTGTATACCAAGATTAAATACATATGGTTGGGAACAGAATAAAGAAAACGTATTTCAAGATTGCCTATAAATTGGGCTTTATAATCTATAAAATCATTACCAAATTTGAGTTTGGTTCAAAGTTATAGAAAGGAGAAATTATAAATTATCAATACATATTATAAAAATAAATATGCAAGGATATATCAATGTGACAATTTAGAATTATTAAAACAATTACCAAATGAATACATAGATTTAATTTATTGTGATATTTTATACAACACTGGTAAGAAATTTAAGGATTATGATGATCAATTAGGCACAACACAAGAAGCAATTAAATGGTATAAACCAAGATTAATAGAAATGAAAAGAGTATTAAAGGAAACAGGATCAATTTATTTACATATGGATTTTAGATTAATACATTATTTAAAAGTAAAAATGGATGAAATATTTCAATTAAATAATTTTAGAAATGAGATTATATGGGATAAAGGATTTAGGGGTACGGAGCAAAAAGAGTTTTATCAACATTCGCATGATTCAATATTATTTTATACAAAAACTAATAACTACATATGGAATAAAGTTTTTTGTGAATATGCTGATAAAAATATGAGTAGGTATAATAAAACTGATGAAGATGGAAATAAATATGCTTTAATTAAAAGAAAAAGAACAGACGGAAGTGTTTATTATGGCAAAACATATCCACAATCAGAAGGAAAGAAAGCAGACGATGTATTTAGAGATATAAAAACTTTTTCATCAACAGCTAAAGAAAGAATTGGTTATGATACTCAAAAACCAAAGGCATTATTAGAACGTATTATTAAAGCATCTTCTAATGAAGGAGATATAGTAGCAGACTTCTTTATGGGATCAGGCACTACTGGCGAAGTGGCATTAGAATTAGGTCGTAAATTTATTGGTTGTGATATTGGGGAAAGGGCATGTGAGATTACTAAAAATAGATTAGATAAAATTATAATATAAAAACATGACAAAAACTATGTTTTATTTAGATTTTAAAAGAAAGGAGAAACATATGAAATTTATTAAAGATATTTCTAATATTATAATATTGCAAAATGATCATTGTAAATTTGAAATCAGAAGTGTACAAGGATTTAATGAAGATGAAAATAAAATAATCTTAAAATGTGCCGAAGATATATCAGAGTTTAAAAAAGGTTATGTTTGTGATATGGAATGTCATTTTCCATTAGTTGAAAATGATGGAGTTGAAGTTGGTGAAAGAATTGATACGATTCGAGACTTGGTATTGGTTTATATCAATAAAGATATTCAAATGGAATATGCCCCTAGTTTTGAATATGTATTTTATAAATAATAAAACAAAATTTCGATTTTATAACGATTTTAAAAGGAGGATATTATGTTTAAAAAAATTAAAGTTAGAGAATTTTTAGAAGAAGTTTGCGGAGCAAAAGTTGATTGGATTTCTGGTAATGTAATTAAAGTAAATGAACATTATATTTATTTAGATAAAAAGAAATTTATTTTAAATTATGATTGGCATTTTTATGGAACAAAAAGAGATATATTAAAAACACTAAAAGAATATGGGTTTGTGATTAAAAAGAAATTACAGTTAAATTATTATTAGAAACGAAAGGAGAAATATGCATACTGAACTAACAGAGGATCAACTTAAACTAATAAAAAAGTATGGGGAAATTAATCCACCACATCATACTATTGAAGAAATTGAAGAAGCATTGAAAAAATCATCTGAAATTAAAATAAAATTACAAGAAAAATAAATATCGTGATAAAATCTCTATTTGGTGCAGAAATGGATGGCTATATATTGGGATTTGTGGGGCTATAAATTTTGAAAATAAAAACAAAAAATAAAGATAGGAGGTAAATATATAAAATTTGCTTGAATTGAATAAAATATATAATGAAGATTGTATAATCGGCATGAAAAAATTATTAAAAGATGGTTACAAAAATACTTTTGATTTTATAGAAATTGATCCACCTTATAATATAGGCAAAGATAAATGGGATAAATTTAAAAACCATCAAACATATTTAAATTTTATTAATGAAGTTATAAGTTTATCTAATGAATTAATGAGCGATAATGGAACCTTATTTTTATGGCATAATAATATCGAGGTGTTATCAGATTTTATTAAATTAATTAATACTACAGATTTAAAATTAATGCAATTATGTATATGGAATAAATATTATAAATATAATGATGACGGTAATTTGAATAATCAATACGGATTTTTAAATGGATTTATTCAAAGTGATTTAAATAGGAATTATCAAAAAATGTGCGAATATATTTTATATTACACTAAACAAAACGAAGAATTAACTGAATATAATGAAAAAGACCCATTTAAATCACTAAAGGAATATTTTTTTAATGCCCAAAAATCTTCTGGTTTATCAAGAAATAAAATTAATCAAATATTGGGGCATAGACAATCTGAGCATACTTTTTATACTAAAACTCAATGGACTTTTCCAACAGAAGAAACATATTTAGAATTACAAAATATAATGAATCTACCTATCCCTTATAATGATTTAAAAAATACATATGAAACAATGAGATATACATATAATTCAGAGAAAAACAATTATCGAAGTTGTATTTGGAATTACCCGATAAGTAAAGAATCAAAACACAAGACAGAGAAACCGTTACAATTGTATTATGATTTATATGAAATACATACAAAAAATAATAGTAAATGTTTATTCCCGTTTGTGGGTAGTGGTAATAATATTTTAAGTTTATTTAAAATAAATAATTTTGATGGAGGGAAACGAGAGTTTGTAGGTTTTGAAACTGACAAAACATGGTTTACTTATATAAATGAAAAAATAGATTTAAGAATCCCGTAATATTGGGATTCTTAAACCCAAAAATCAACACCAAACTTCGGTTTGGTTCAAAGTTATAGGAAGGAGAAAATAATATGTTTGATTGTAGATTCGCTAAAAGTATTCTATTGGATAAAAATGAAGATGATACTTATCATATGACAATAAAAGGAGATATTTATAATCTTGATCCTGAAGCGGAAATTGATTTTTCTAGAGTGAAAATTATTAATTTTGATATTGAGGCATTAGCAACAACTGGGACAATATGTAAAATAAAAATAATATAAAATTTTTGTTTGGTTAAGAAATTTATAATTATTATAGGGATTGATTTTACCATAATTTTAATATATAATAAAAATAAAAACGGAGGTTTTATATATGGCGATTAAATTAGAATGTGATAAAATCATTCCAAAGTGTAGTGATTGTAAATATAATAAGGATTATTCTTCTTGGCAACATAAAATTCCTTGTGGAAAACAATTCTGTGTATATGGTTGTAATGTATGTAAAAATCCATGTGATGCAAAGGAGAATATGTCTTGGTAAAAATTAATATTAATAAAGGAGTTATAGTTTGTATAAATCGCCTCTTAGATATCCAGGAGGTAAAAGCAGGGCGATAAAAATAATTATCGAGTATTTTCCGAAAAGTATAAAAGTTATGAGTTCTCATTTTGTAGGAGGAGGATCAATTGAACTTTATTTATCTGAAAATAATAAAATAATTGCGTATGATAATTTCGATCTGCTTATTAACTTTTGGAATCAATTAAAATATAAAAATAAAAATTTACATAATACAATATTAAAATATTACCCGTTAACAAAAGAACAATTTTTAGATATACAAAAAAATATTTATAATTCAGATGATGAAGTTGAAATGGCCGCTAAATTTTATGTTTTAAATAGATGTAGTTTTTCAGGTAGTACATTAAGCGGTGGAATGTCACTAAATCATCCAAGATTTAATATTAATTTAATACATAAACTTCAGGAAGTAAATTTAAAAAATATTGAGTTTATTTGTATGGATTTCAAAGAATCAATATTATTACATCAAAATAATTTTAAGTATTTAGACCCACCCTATTATATTGAAAATAATTTATATGGAGTAAAAGGAGGGTTACATAAAAATTTCGATCATATTGGTTTGAATGGTATTTTAAAACAATCATCTAATTGGGTATTAAGTTACAATGATTGTGAATACATAAGAAAACTTTATGAAGGATGCAAAATAATACAAGTTGATTGGAAATACGGAATGAGTAAAGATAAAAAATCTAATGAAATTCTTATAATAAATTAGTAATATAAAAACAATATAAATATTTGGTTTGGTCATGAAATATGAAAGGAGATTATATTTGATAGAATTAAATAATTTTTACATAGGCGAGTCTGTTAATTTTATGCGTTACAATATTCCAGACAACTACATTGATTTAACTATTACTTCACCACCTTATGATGATTTAAGAAAATATAATGGATTTATATTTGATTATCAAAGTATGTTTAAGGAATTATATAGAGTTACTAAAGACGGTGGAATTGTAGTTTGGGTAGTAGGAGATAAAACTGAAAATGGTAGTGAAACATTAACAAGTTTTAAACATGCTTTATATGCTAAAGAAATCGGTTTTAATGTTCACGATACACAAATTTATTATAAGAATAATCCTATACCAACAACAGGCAATAGATATCATCAACACTTTGAATATATGTTCGTATTTAGCAAGAATAAACCAAGGGTATTTAATCCAATCAAGGAAGATTGTAAATATAGTGGTTTGGCTAATATGAAAAATAGAGGCAAGGATGGTTCATTAAATTATACTAAAATTGAAAGAACTAAAGATAAAAAGGTAGGTAATGTTTTCTTTTATTCTATTGGAGGGGGTATTACTACTAAAGATAAAATTGCTTATAGTCATCCTGCGTTGTTTCCAGATAAATTAGCCGAAGATCAAATAATAACTTGGAGCAATAAAGAAGATATTATTTTTGACCCAATGTGCGGTAGTGGTACTACTTGTAAAATGGCATGGTTAAATAAAAGAAATTTTATTGGAATTGATATAAGTGAAGAATATATAAATGATATTTGTATACCTAGACTAAATATATATGGTTGGCAACAAAAGCAAAATATAAAAATATCATAAAATAAAAATCCCAATTTCTAGGGATTTACAAAACTCAAAAACATGATCAAAACTTCGTTTTGTTACATCAATAAAACAATAAAATAAATTAAGGAGGGAAATAAAATAGCGGATTTTGATAACAATAGATTTGCTTCAAAAAATCAAGAGTACGCAACACCTTGGGAATTATTTAATAAGATAAATGAAGAATTTAATTTTACCTTAGATGTGTGTGCAGATGAAAATAATCATAAAGTTGATACATATTTTACGGAAGAACAAAATGCTCTTATCCAAAATTGGAAAGGAGTATGTTGGATGAATCCACCTTATAAGGATATGAAAAAATGGGTTATAAAAGCATACGAAGAATCAGTTAAAAATGATAGTATTGTGGTTTGTTTAATTCCAGCAAGAACTAATACCAAATGGTGGCATGAGTATTGCATGAAAGGTGAAATAAGATTTATTAAAGGTAGACCAAAATTTGAAGGATGTATTCATGGTTTACCACAACCATTAGCAATTGTTGTTTTTGGAAAAGAATATAAAAATACATATGGTTCATTAGCAATTTAGTAAAAATATCAAGCAAACAATGATATATAGGCATTTTCAACTTATCACAAATGCCTATATATTGGGCTTTTACAAAAATCATTACCAAAATATCATTTTATATTAATTAGAAAGGAGAAACAAAATATAATTGAGTAAAAAATATAACATTATATATGCTGACCCACCTTGGAAACCTACTGAGAGTGGTACAGGAGTTAGAGGTACGGCAGATTTAAAAAAACGATATCAAGGTGTAATGAGTATAGAAGAAATATGTGCTTTACCAGTAAAAGATATATGTGAAGATACATGCATACTGTTTTTATGGGTTACATTTCCAAGATTACAAGAAGGAATGAAAACTATTGAAGCGTGGGGATTTCAATATTATGGGTTGGGATTTGATTGGATTAAAACTAATCTTAAAAGTGGAACTCCATTTTGGGGAATGGGTTATTATACTAGACAAAATTCAGAAATATGCTTAATAGGAGTAAAAAAGGATAAAAATAAAAGAATTAAACCACAAGTTAAAAATATTTTATCTGTAGTTCATTCACCAAGAAGAGAACATAGTCAAAAACCTGATGAAATAAGAGATTACATAGTTAAAATTTGTGGTGATTTACCTAGAATAGAATTATTTGCTAGACAAAAAGTTGAAGGTTGGGACGCATGGGGCAATGAAATTGAAAATGATATTATATTAAATACATAAAATAAAAATTATCATAAAAGTCTGAATTGGTTTAGAGTTAATAAAAATGAAAAATAAAAATAGGGAGGTATCTAATACATAAATTGATTGAATTGAATACTATTTATAATGAAGATTGTATTAACTTTATGAAGAAACTACCTAATGAATCTATTGATTTAATAATTGCCGATCCACCTTATTTTGAAATATGCGGAGAGTTTGATTTTATATGGAAATCATTAGATGACTATTTAAATTGGTCTAAAGAATGGATTTTACAATGTTATAATATTTTAAAACCATCAGGCAGTATTTATATATGGGGTAAAATTGGATTTGGTAAGGGGTATTCTTTATTTAAAATTGCAGATTGGATAGAGAATGAAAAACTGTTTATTATAAAAAATTGGATTACTCAACGTAATACAAGAGGGAGAGGAACAAAGAAAGGGTATATAGAGGCAAGAGAAGAACTTCTGTTTTGCGTAAAGTCTAATCAATGTACTTGGAATATTGCTTATACCGAAGAAAAATCTAATAGAAAAGATTTAGGATTTGATGGCAAACCTAGAAAAAATGAGTTTAAAAGATGCTCTGATGTATGGATTGATATAGCTGAAGCAAGTCAATCAAGTAATGAAAGATTTAAAACATTTAATGGTAAAACTTTTCCAACAGTTAAAGCACAAAAATTATGTAATAGAATTATTTTGGCAAGTTCTAATGAAAATGATTTAGTTTATATTCCCTTTGCTGGTTCTGGAAGTGAAATTGAATCTTGTATAAAAAATAAAAGAAATTGGATTGCGACAGAAATTAATAATCAATACATAAATGAAATCATTGAACCTAGAATTAAACGTATAATATAAAAAATAAAAATCATGATAAAATAAGTGTTTTATCATAATATTGCAGAAATCAGTATTTTGGTAGGTTATCAACAAATACACACAACAAAGCCCTAAATGGTGGGAATGAAAAGGTATTTTAAGTGGATTAACTCTACCAAAGTAAAAAATATTTGAACCAAATGCGTCTTTTATTCAAAGTTTATTAAAAACATAAAATAAATATAAAGAAAAGAGGATTATATATATTGAAACATATTTTAAGTTTTAGTGGCGGCAAAGATTCAACCGCAATGTTACTCATAATGTTAGAGAGAGAATATCCAATAGATGAAATTATATTTTGCGATACTGGTAAAGAATTTCCTGCTTTATATAGACATATTGATAAAGTTGAAGAATACATAAACCAACCTATAACTAGGCTTAAAGGAGAAAAAACTTTTGATTATTGGATGTTCGAACATGAAAAAACCAAAGGTAAACATTTAGGTAAAAAGGGTTATGGTTGGGCAGACACCAGAGCAAGATGGTGTACAGCATATTTTAAGCGTGAAATTATGAATAAATACATAAAAGAAAAATATAATAATGAATATAAAGAGTATGTAGGTATTGCTTATGATGAGTTTAAAAGATATGAGAAAACACAAAATGGTCATAAAAAATATCCTTTAATTGAATGGAAAATAACTGAAGGTATGGCTCTAAAATATTGCTATGATAAAGGATTTGATTGGGAAGGAGTATACACACATTTTGAACGGGTATCTTGCTGGTGCTGCCCTTTAAAAAATCAGAGAGAATTATATATGCTTTATTCTTTCTATCCTGAATTATGGGCAGAACTCAAAGATATGGATAGTAGAGCATGGAACCAGTTTAAAAGAGATTACAGTGTTCAGGATTTAGAAGATAAATTTAGGGGATGGCAAGACATAATAAAAATATAAATATTTACTTTCTTTATAGTATGGTGTATAATAAATATATCATATCTATATAGGAGGTTAAATTATGAAAACATATAAAACTGAATCAGGAGAAGAATGGTTATATTTTGATGAATGGTTAGTAGAAAACAGTTATTATAAATGGAAAAAACAATATGATATTTTAGCAAGTACGGGGACAGATGAAGAAGAAATAGATAGGATTAAAGACGATTTATTAAAACAATTCTATGATTTTTGTGAAGAATATGGGTATGTTGGTCAGGAAGTATAATTTATAATTTTTGTGTTTTACGAACCCCTAAATAATGGGGTTTGTGAAACCAAAAATCATGATAAAACTCATCTTTTGTGTTGATATTAAAATTTAAATATAAGGAGGTAATATTATTAATTGTTTGAATTAAATAAAATATATTGTGTTGATTGTTTAGAAGGGATTAAAAATATAGAAAGTGGCAGTATTGATATGGTATTTTTTGATCCTCCTTTCAATTTAAACAAAGATTATGGAATTAAAATTAATGATAATTTAATAAAAGAAAAATATTTAAACTGGCAGTATGAAATATTAAAAGAATCTATTAGAGTGCTATGTGATAATGGGGCAATAATTTATCATACTATCCCAAAATGGGCATTTAAAATAGCTAATTATCTTGATGAACAAGGAATGGTTTTTCAAAATTGGATTTGTTGGAATGAATCAGGATCAACACCTACCCCTTCAAGATTATATCCTAAACATTATCCTATTCTTTGGTTTTCTAAGAATAAACTCAAAACTTTTAATAAACAATATATTCCCATAGAAAGATGCAGAAAGTGCAATACTACTATAAAAGATTATGGTGGCAAATTTAAAGATTTAAAAGAAATAGATGGTGAAAAAGTAACTGTTTTAAGTGATGTATGGGACGATATACATAGAATAAGACATAATAAAAATAAAAATAGAAAATCAAATGAACTTCCCGAAATTTTAATGGAAAGAATAATTAACTTATATTCTAAAGAAAATGATATAATTTTAGACCCATTTTCAGGTAGTGGGACAACATGTAAAATAGCAAAGAAACTAAATAGACAATATATTGGATTTGAAATTAATCCTGAATACATAAAAATCTCAAAAGAACGTATTTAAAACAACAAAATAATATTATTGACGTTGTTGACTTTGTTTGTGAAAATTGATATAATTAATAAAAATGTAGGAGGTATATTTATGGCAGTACGCAGACAAAGGGCAACAACTAGTGCAGAAATAATGGATAAAGATATTAAAATAGTAATTAAAAAATCAAAAGTTCGCTATAGAAGTGTAGAATCAAAATCTCATGGTTTTGTTAATGAATTTTGGATTGAAAAAATTGATGATTTATTTTTTTCAGGAGGTAAAATAAGTGAAGAAAGAATTTATCAACATTGGAAATTCAACTTTGATAAAAATAAGTGGGAGTGTATAGAAGACAAATCTAAAAATTAATTTAATAAGAAAAATACAAATCCCATTATATCGGACTTCATTTTTATAAAAATCATGATAAAACTTGTCTTTTGTCATGATATTAAAACAAAAATAAATATGGAGGTTAAAATATAATTAAATTAAATAAGTTTGCATTAGTACAATTAACTCCAAAAGATATGCGAAGCCAAGATAGTATAAATTTAGGATTAGAAATTATATCTGAAATAGTTAAAAAACAAGGTTGGCAATTAGATACATATAAATTCGGAGATAAAATTCAAGATGTTAATTCATATGATATTATAGGGTTTAGTTTATTCTATTTTACACAAATGTTAAATTTAGTTCCATTCCTAAAGAGTAATAATATTAAACCATTAAGTAGTAAAAGAAACAATCAACCACTATTATTAGCTGGCGGTCAAGGTATTCAAAATCCTAAACCAATTAGTAAATTTATTGATGTATTTTGTATGGGTGAGGGTGAGGGGGTTTTGGAATATATCTTAGAAAATTATAAAAATAAAAATATTTTATCAAACCATAAGTCTTTGTATATACCAAATATAAATGATAATTTTATATTCAACTCAATAAAAGATGTTGATTCTAAACCTATAATTTATGGTAAAAATAGCATGATAGAATTAACGAGGGGATGTAAAAATAGATGTAAGTTTTGTCAGTATGGATGGACAAATGGTAAATATCGAGAAAAAAACATCGAACTAGTAAAACAACAAATATTAGAGGTTAAAGATAAAGGCATTAAAAATATTAACTTGTTAAGTTGTAATTTGGGTGGTTATTCTAAGATAAATGAAGTTCTTGATTTTTGTATAGAAGAAAATATTAGATTAATGAATACCGATATGAGAATTGACGAATATAGTGAAGAAATAGCTATAAAATTAGACCTACTAAAAGTGAGAACTCTAAAAGTTGGAGTAGAAAGCTTTTCTGATCAAACACGAATTGGTATTAATAAGAATATTTCAAAAATACAATTAGATACTTTTATTGACAGAGCTTTGAAGCATAATATATCAAATTTACATTTTTATTTAATATACGGACTTCCAAACGAAGAAAACTATAATGAATGGTTTAATTATATGGAATACATAAAAAATAGAATAAAATCTGTTGATAGAAATATAAGAATTGAATTTAGTATTACTAATTTTGAACCAGCAATATATACACCCTTTGAAAAAAGTCCTTTAATTAATTTCCAAGACAAGCATAAATTTATGAGAGAATATTTAATAAAACAAGAAGAATTGGGTTATATAAAACAACCCGCACAAACAAAAGATTATAAAAATAGTCATGGAAGATTAGGCAGAAAAGAACGAAGTTATAATATTGGAATGTGGTTACTACATGGGGACGAAACTGTAGGGGATGTGTTATATGAATTAAACATTAAAGGAATAGGTAGGAGTATAAATGAAAAGATTTATAATCAAATTTATAAAATATGCCAATCAAAAACTGATGTTTATCAAATAAGAAACATTCAAGATTTAAATGAAAATATATGGTGATGTCCATGCCTATAAATTGGGATTCTCAACACTCAAAAACATGATAAAACTAGTTTTTGGTCATGAAATTAAATGCTTGACAAATATTAATTAAAATAGTAATATAAAGATACTGCGAAGGGAGGAAGGTTATGAGTGAAATAGAAAATCTCAAACAACAATTAGATTACCATGATGATTTGTATTACAATCAAGACGATCCTGAATTATCTGATGTGGAATATGATGCTTTAAAACAAGAATATCTTAATTCAGTTAATCAACAAGAATACAACTATATACCTGGGCAAGCACAATTTAAAAAATTCACACACACATTCCCTATTAAATCATTGGGGAAAATAAATACTATTGAACAAGCAAGAAAAGAAATTGAAAGGTTATATCCAGTAGTTATTGAACCTAAATATGATGGATTAACCTTAGTGTTATATGGTGAAGGGAAAGTAGTAACTAGAGGTAGTGGTCAAATCGGAGAAGATGTTACTGCAAATGCTTCTAGATTTATGCGTACTTATAATCCATATGGTTTACCTATTCGTGGCGAAGCAATTATGCCTATATCAGTGTTCCATGAAATTAACAAACAAAGGGATGTAGAAGGTAAGGAATTATTTAAAAATCCAAGAAATGCAATAGCAGGTATTCTTAGAAATAAAGATAATAGTAATATCCCTAAAGGGTTAAGATTTATTGCTTATGAAATCGTAGGATCAGCAGAATCCCATATTCAACAATTATTAGAACTTAAAAAATACTATGATATACCTGAAGCAGATACTATTTGGAATTATAGTGAAATTGATGATGCAGTAAAATTCATAGAAAACTTTGATCGTTCTAAATTAGATTATGAAATTGATGGATTAGTTATTAAATCTAATAAGACAAATGCATTAGATATTTTTGGTGAAACTGAACATCATCCGAACCATAGTGTTGCCTACAAGTTTCCTTCTCAGGGAGAATGGACTGTATTAAAATCTATAACTTGGCAAACTGGTCGCACGGGCAGAATTACCCCTGTGGCAGAATTGGAACCAGTAGATATTATGGGAAGTACAATCGAACGTGCTACATTGCATAATATAGGGTATATTAGTGGTTTAGATTTACAGCTATATGATAAGGTGTTTTTAGTGAAAAGTAATGATATTATTCCCGCTGTGATTAAATGTGAGCATACTAAAAATAGTAAACCTATTGAAATTATAAACAAGTGTCCTTCATGTGGAAGTGAATTAAAAATTATCAATGATCAATTATTCTGTATTAATGATGATTGTTTGGCAAAATTATTATATAGAACTTCTCATATGGTTAGTCGAGATGCCCTTAATATAGATGGTCTTAGTGAGCAAACCATTTTAAAAATGATTGAAGCAGGATATATTAATAAACCTTGGGATATATTTGATGTTACTGAAACAGAAATATTAAAATTAGATGGTTTTGCAAAGAAATCTGCCAAAAAAATATATGAAAATATTCAAAATGCAAGAAATTGTGATTTTGATAGAGCAATTTACGCTTGTGGAATTGAACTGATAGGCAGAAAGGTTAGTAAAGATATTGCAAAAGAATTTGAGACTATTGATAATTTGTTATATTGTTTAAGACGTGATGATGCTAGAAGTATATTAGGTATGATTGATGGTATTGGTAATACCACTATAGATAGTTTATTGAATAACGTTAATATTTTAGAAAATATGGTGGATTATTTAAGTATTAGTAGTGTTGAAAAGAAAGAAACAACTTTTAAATCTCTTGAAAATATTACATTTGTAGTTACCGGAAATGTAGAAACATTTAAAAACCGTAAAGAGTTAGAAGAATTGATCACTTCTCTTGGTGGTAAGTTAAGTGGATCAGTTTCAAGTAAAACTAATTATTTAATCAACAACGATATTACCTCCAATTCTGGTAAGAATAAAAAGGCAAACGAATTAGGGGTAGAAATTATTAGTGAAATACGATTTAATGAAATGATAGGTAGGTAAAATATGAACGATAAAATCTATATTATACCTAGAGAAGATAAACCAATAAAATTCATTATTGAAGAATTACCATGTCCTATCTGTTCACAAATTGGATATGATTTTAGATGTGAACATGCCAAAAGTAGTTTTAAAGATTTAATATATACAATATCTTGTACTAATTTTAATCATTGTGAAAATGCAGAGAATATATCATTGAAATTCAATGAGTTAATACAAGATGAGTTGTTAACCACTTGACAGATTAGTAAAATAAATATATAATAAAATTACAACAAAATATCAAAAATATCAATTTTACAAATCCCAATATATAGCCATTCTTGAAGGTGAAAATCAACACCAAATCTGCGTTTTGTCACAACTTTTATGAATGCTAATATACAGGGCTTGAGAATTGCTATTTTAAGCGAAAATACGGTAAAATCAATGGTTTTAAGTAATTACTAAAATTAGCTTTACATAAAGTCCAATATATAGGCGTTTATAATTCTAAAAATCGTGACAAAAGTGTCATTTTGTTTAGAAATTATAGAAAGGGGAATTAAATATGGATAAAAATTTTTTATTGCTTTGTTCATATGAGAATATGGAAGGAATGCTAGAAAGAGATTTTGAATGGTATCAAACAGAAGAAAACATGAGAGAAAGCATTGAAGATAAAAAAGAATTTATAAAAGATTTTACGGTCAATAAAGCAATAGAAATATTACAAGTTAGAAATATAGAAATATAATTTAAATAATAAACCTTAGTAATAAAAACATTAAAAGGAGATGAATTATACATAATTTGATTGAATTGAATAAAATTTATAATGAAGATTGTATAGGTGGAAGGGGTATGTGTTTAATCCCAAATGAATCAATCGATATGATTTTATGTGATCTTCCGTATGGAACTACGATGGCGAAATGGGATAAGATTATCAACCAAGAAGAATTGTGGACGCAGTATAGAAGGATAATTAAACCCAGAGGGGCAATTGTACTAACTTCTAGTCAGCCATTTTCAAGTGCTTTAATATATAAAAACCTAGACATTTATAGGCATTCATGGGTTTGGGAAAAGAACAATTCTGCAGATTATGCCAATGCAAATTGTAGACCAATGAAAATACATGAGGAAGTATTGGTATTTTCATTCGCACATGATGTTGCTCCTGCTAAAGTAAAGATGATTTATAATCCACAGGGGCTAATACCAGTTAATAAGCCCAATCGGAGAGGTAGACATAGTGAAACAACAGGTCATTTTAGAGAGAATGAGTACATACAAAAATACACAAACTATCCTACTACAATATTGAGGTTTGCTTCAGATAAAGATAAAATTCACTCTACACAAAAACCTGTGGCGTTGTTTGAATATCTTATAGAAACATATAGTAATGAAGGTGATTTGGTTTTAGATAATTGTATAGGCTCAGGCACAACAGCGATTGCGTGTATAAACATCAAACGTAAATTTATAGGGTTTGAAAATGACAATACATATTTTGAGTTAGCAAACAAAAGAATAGAAGAACATAAATGTAAAATAAATATTTGACATTTAACCACAAACAGTATATAATAAAATTACCAGCAATATGCATCAAAAATATTAAAAATTTGCTTTTTACAAATTCCATTATATAGGTATTTATCAATACCCACAAAGCCCGATATATTGGGATTTTTACAAAAACATTACCAAAAACAAATTTGGTCATGATTTTAAATTTGTCTTATATAAATTCAATATATAAGAATTTATTTTAAAATAAATTGCTGAGTTGAAATACGAAAGAAAGGAGGAAATACATAAAGTATGATTAATGTTTTAGAAACACCCTATAAGTCAATTCAAGTAGAAACTAAAGAGAATGGTATTCAGACTATTTCCGAAGGTAATAAAATAAGTTTTACTACCGAAAATGGTGAATTAAAAGAAGGTACTATTACTGGATTTGTAGGATCAAAACCTGAAAAAGTTGAAATTGAAATAATTCCTAGTGGCGAAAATCATAAAGAAATTTGGAAAGTTATTGATATGATCGAAGGAAGTTTAAAGTTGGTCGAAGATGAATAAATTTTTATTTATTAATAAGTAAAATAGAAAAATAAAAATGGAGGTATAGTTATACATATGGCAAAAGAAACAAAGGGGAAAAACAAAGGACTAGAATTACCCCAAACTAGAGGAAATTTCCAGATTAAAGGTATTGTAACTGGCACACAAAAAGACAATTTTTATAAGGAAACTCAAACCAAGACGCAAAAACCTTGGAGAATTCTTAATTTTGGAGTAAAAAACAATAAAGATTCTACTATTTATGTTACTCTTTCTGATGGTGAAAAAGATAAGGTATATTTTTATAAGAGCGAAACTGTTGATGGAAAAAGAAAAACTGATGTTCAAGATGTTTCTTGGAAGGATAGGTTTAAATTTAATAAAGAAGGTTATCGTCTTATAGGTGTTAATACTGGTGTTTCTAAAATTACAGACAGTAAGGGTAATGAAGTTAATGATAAGAAAATGCTTACCGGATATGATGCTTGTAAGGAAATCAGCGATAATTTAGTTGATGATCAAAGTGTATTTATTCGTGGTGCTATTGATTATAGTCATTATGAAGTTAATGGTGAAACAAGAAGAGTAGTTAAATTTGTTCCCAATCAAGTATCACTTTGTAAAGATGTGGATTTTGATGAAGAAGATTATGTACCTACTGCTGATTTTACACAGATTATAGTTTTTACTGGAATTGAACCTGAAGATGAAGAAAAGAAGCGTTTTGTAGTATCTGCAAAAATAGTTAATTACAATTCTATTGAAGATGCAGAATTTATTGTTGAGAAAAAGGATTTGGCAACTACCCTTAAAAAGAATCTTAAACCTTATACTGCTATTAAAGTGTGGGGAAATATTTCTGTTTTAAAAGATGTTGAAGAAGTAGAAGTTTCCGATGCATGGGGAGAAGAAAATAAAATGGATAAAATAAATTCTCCTACTAAAAGAGAATTGATTATTACTGGTGCAGACCCCAAAACGATTGATGAAGAAACTTATGCCGAAGAAGTTATAGAAAATGCTTTGGCAAAAATCAAGGCAAGCAAGGAAGCAGAAAATGAGTTTGGTGTATCTGACGAGTGGGGTAGTGTTAGTAGTGATAGTTCTTCTGATGAAGACGATGAAGCATGGTAGAATTTATAAGGGAGTATTAATTTACTCCCTGTAAATTACTATCAAAATAAAAATATAGGAGGAATAAAACACATATGGCTACTGGTCGTGGAGGTAGTAAAGTTAGAACAAATTTAGCTTTTTTACTTTATGGAGAACAGGGAACTTGGAAATCTTCTTTGTGTTTAGAATTTATGAAATTTAAAAGAGAAGATGGAAAACCTTTTAGAGTTTTATATATTGATCCAGAGCAGGGAAGTATTGATAGTTATTTAGAAAACTATGAAAACGAAGGTTATGATTTAAGAAATATTTATATTATATACACTCAATCTATTTCAGAAGTTAAAGAATATATTAAACGTGCAAAAGATAATGAAGATTTTTATGAATTTGATGAAGATGGCAATGAAACAGATCAAGTATATTTAGATGCAGAAGGATTACCATTTAGACCTGATGCAATAGTAGTTGACGGTGTTACCTTGCTTTATGTAGCTAAACAACAGAGTATGTTGAATTTTAGTAAAAAGAGAGCAACCGTAAGGGCAAAGAAAAATGAATTAATTGGTATGGAAAAAGAAGTTGCAATTGATGGGGCTGGTATCGAAATAAAGGATTACCAGACACTAAGATTTGAAGGACAGGATTTAATTCTTGATTTACTTGCTTGTGGAAAGCATTTTGCTGTTACTTGTCGGGAAGAAGATGAAAAAGAATCATATAGAGACAAAGATGGTTCAATTAAGGCAATGGCAACAGGTAGAAAACAACCAAGTGGATTTAAAGACGTAAGATATAATGTTAAAACAGTCCTTCGTACTTTCAAAGATGATGATGGAATAATTAAAGCAATGGTTGAAAATAAAGACAGAACTCGTGTGCATGAACAAGATGAAGTTCTTGTTGAACCTACTCTATTAGATTGGCAAGTAATTATTGATAAAAATAAAGGTAAGAAGGATTTTACTATTGCTAATAATTTAAACGAATCTGTTGATAAAGAAATGAAAACAATTGAAAAAGAAAATGCTAAGTTTGATGAAGAATGGGATAATTCCAAATCAAACAATTCTGAAACAGAATTAAAAACTGCCGAAGATTATCATGATGCAATTAAAACTACCATTACTAAATTATCTGCCAAGGACAAATCTTTAAAACAAGCAAAAATTGCTGAAGCAGGACTTCCAAAGGCATATCAAAAACTCAAAGATATTGAACAACTTAAAACATATCTTAATATTGTAAGTAACTAAATAATTGAATAATAAGGGAGGTTTTATAACTTCCCTTATTGTATAAAAAGTAGGTGATAAATTTAATGAACAATATAAATATCACTCGCAAATGTAAACATTGCAAAGAATATCTTAATATAGAAAAAGATAATTTTATTTATTATAAAAAAAGATATTATCATTTTGATTGTGCAGTAAATGAGCAACTAATTAGAAAAAACAATAAGTTATCTATAGAACAATGTATTGATAAATTTACACAACTACAAAATGAAACTCAAGAAGAAATTAATAATATTATTAGTAAAGAAAGATTATACAAATGGTTGCAAATTACATACAATACAGTTGTTTTACCTAGTTATTTTTATATAAAAATGGATGAAATATTTTCTGGCATATATAAAGGGTTATCTAAGGAGATATCACCTGAAGATTTGCTTGATATGTGGACACGAAAGAAAAATGAATTAGATAGAATAAATGATTCAAATAGTAGGAAGGGTAAAAATTTAATTGGAGTTGCTAGAATAAATTATGATCTGGCAATATTGTTAAATAAATATGATAGTTATTTGAAATGGAAGGAAAAACAGAGAATTATTGAACAAGAACGCCAACAAGTTAAAGATGATTTTAAAAATAAAATAGAGTTTAATAAAATAAATATCACGAATAAACCAAATACCAATTCAAATAATTTTAATATATCAGATATAATTGATGAAATATAGGAGTTGTTTATGGCAGAAAAAATAGATAAGTCAGAAATTGTTAATATCCAAAATGAAATTATGTTAACAGGATGTATCTATAAGAAACCAGATATATTTGTAGAATATGGTCAACATATTAAAAGTAAATATGACTTTGCAGATGATGTTACTAAATTCTTTTATGATAATGCTGAAATTATATATCAAAAAAGAACACAAACCTTTAATCAAAATGCTATAAATGCTTATATGACTGAAGATAAAGAACGATTAGCAATATATAAAAAATATGGAGGTTGGAAAACATTACAATCATGGATAGACCTTGCGGTAGTAGATGATTTTAAAAATTATTTTGACATATTAAAAAAATATTCGTTGTTAAGAGAATATGATCGTAATGGATTTAATGTTCAAAAAATAATAAAACATCCCAAATTTGAATTATTTAATGCTGTTGATATATATAGATTAATTAGAAGTAAAGCGGATAGAATACATACGGTTATTTTAACTAACAATGAGAGTGAAATTTTAAATGAAAAAATGTGCATGTTGATTGATACATGTTTAGAGAAACCAGATGTTGGATTATCCCTGCCATTCCCCATTATGAATGATTTATTTAGGGGAATAAGGACTGGTACTATGATGGCAAATGGTGCTTTATCTAACAGTGGTAAATCAAGATATTTGTTTAAAATAGTTGCTTATATAGCACTTATTTTAAAACAAAAAGTGTGTGTATTGCTAAATGAAATGTCAATTGATGATATGAGACTAGCATTATTAACTACAGTTATAAATAATCCAGAGTTTGCTCAATTGCATGGGTTTAAAATTACAAAAAATGAACGAGAAATAGCATTGGGATTATATAAAGATAAAGATGGTAATTTTATTTATAGAAAAATAGATGATTCAGGAAATTATCTTGAAACACTAGACGAGTATAGGAATAAATTAATTGAACAATCAGATGAATATAAAATAATTTATCAAATAGGCAATTGGATCGAAAGGGAAATGGACGGATTAATATATGCAAAAGATGTTAGTGATGGATATGATGACAAAAGTTTGTCATATGAAATAAGAAAACATAATTTAATTTATGGAGTTAAATATTATTTTTATGACACTTTAAAAAATGAACAAAGCACTATTGGAGATTGGTCGGCACTTAAAAGAACTGTAACAAAGTTATCCGAATTAACTACTCAATTAGATGTTTTTGTTTTTGGAAGCATACAACTTACTGATGATGTAAATCACATTGAACCATTAATGATGAGTTCAAGTAATATTGCAGAATGTAAGGCTGTTAAACATGTTTTAGATTCATTAACTATGTTCAAACATCTAAGAAAAGATGAATATAATAAATATTATTATATTACTACATCTGATTGGGGAGAACCAGAAGAAAGAGATTTGGATTTTAATAAACGATATTGTATTTTTGTTGTGGATAAAAACAGGACGGGAAGAAAAACTACCATGTTATTTGAAATTGATCTTGATAAAAACATATGGATAGAATGTGGGGAAGTTTTTAGAAAAGAAAAATAAAGTGAGTGAATATCTTTGGATATTAAATTATTAAAAGAATACATATATGAAAACAATAGAATAGAAGATATTCTCCAACAAATAGGATGCCATTCAATAAAATATCATTCTTCAGGTTATTATACTTGTGGTAATATTGATGGTGACAATAAACAATCTGTTACTGTTTATAAAAATGAAAATTTAAATTGTATTAACTATACAAGAGATATTGGCAATCCTTCTGATTTAATATCTTTAGTATGTTATAATACAAAATTATCTTTTTTTGATGCGTTAAAATATTTATGTAATCTATTAGGAATTTCATATTACCATGATTTTGAAGAAGAAATACCAGAAAGTCTTCGTATTACCAAACTAATTTATGAAATGCAACAGGGAGAATATCAAAAAGAAGAAAGACCATTAAAACCAATTTCCGAAAAAATACTTTCATATTATAAACCATATTTAAACGATATGTTTTTAAATGATGGTATTTCTTATGAAACACAGCAAGAATTCGAGATAGGATATGACGAACTGACCAATAGAATTACCATTCCTATAAGGTCAGAGATACATGATTTAATAGGGATAAAAGGTAGGTTATTTAAAGAACATATAGACGAATGGGAACAAAAATATATCTATTTAGAACCTTGTGCCAGATCAAAAATATTATATGGACTACATAAAACATATCCATATATAAAACAAGAAGGTAAAGTTTTTATTACAGAATCAGAAAAAGGCTGTTTGCAACTTTGGTCTATGGGATATTGTAATTCTGTTGGAATAGGTGGTAAGAAAATATCATCTCAACAAATAGAAAAACTTACTCGTTTAGGAGTAGATTTAATTTTTTGCTTTGATAAAGATGTTACAAAGAAAGAAATAGAAAATATAGCAGATAGATTTGTTGATGGTGTAAATATTTTTTACTTATTTGACGATAAAGATATTTTGGAAGAAAAAGAATCACCGTCTGATAATCAAGAAAAATTTAAATACTTACTAAACAACTGTTTATATAAAATAAAATAAAGGAGAAACAATAAGATATAATGCAGTATAAATTAATAAACAATAGTTTAAATGATATTTATAATCCTAAAGAAACTGTTCTTAGAAATAGAGGGATTGAAGACGTAGACGCATATTTGAATTTAGATGATAGTGTGCTAATACATTATAGTGAGTTGGACAATATAGGTAAAGCAGTTCAATGTTTGTTAAAACATTTAGAGAATGATAGTGAAATACATATTTTAGTTGATCCAGATGCTGATGGTCAGACTTCATCTGCAATAATGTATAGATATTTAAAATTAATAAAACCAGATGTAAAGTTAACATATTCTATACATACTGGCAAGCAACATGGATTATCTAGGGATGTTGAAATGCCTGAAAATATAGATTTGTTAATAATGCCCGATAGTGGAAGTAATGATATAGAAAAATGTCAAGAACTTAAAGAAAATGATATTGATATACTTATATTGGATCACCATGAAATTAATAACCCTAATCCTTATGCAATAGTAGTTAATCCACAAAACTGCAATTATGCCAACAAAAGCATTTCAGGAGTAGCAGTAGTTTATAAATTCCTTCAAGCACTTGATGAAGAATTGTGGAATGATTATGCTGATAACTTTCTTGATTTAGTTGCGCTTGGGTTAATAGGTGATTCTATGGATATCAAACAATTAGAAACTAAAAGACTTATAGATAAGGGTTTATCTAAAATAAGAAGTAAACTATTCAAGGCACTTATTGATAAACAATCATATTCTATGAATAATATTATAAATATAAATAATGTCCAATTTTATATAGTACCATTAATCAATGGTTTAATACGTGCAGGTGACTATGACGAAAAAGATTTATTGTTTAGGGGATTTATTGAAACGGATGAAGTGTTTAAATACAAACCTAGAAGAAAATCAAAAAATGATCCAGAACCAGAAGAAATTGACGAGGATATATATACTAGGGTAGCAAGGTTATGCAGTAATGCTAGACAAAGACAAAATAATTCTAAAGATAAAGATGTTGAAAAACTGCTTGAATATATAGATGAAAAAGAATATAATAATAATAAAATAATATTTGTTAATGTTACAGATAAATTAAATGAAAATTTAACTGGACTTGTTGCAATGAATATTGCGACAAAATACAATAAACCCTGTTTGTTATTAAGGAAAGTTAAAAATAAACCAGATTATTATGCAGGAAGTGCTAGAAATATTAATAGATCACCACTTCCAAACTTAAAGGATTATTTGGAAGAAACAAATATGTTTGAATACTGTCAAGGTCATCAAGGTGCATTTGGTGTGGAAATACATAAAGATAATATACCAAAAGCAATTGAATTAATTAATGAGCAATTGAAAAATGTTGATTTTGCTTCATACTATGAAGTTGATTTTATTATTGATATTGATGATTTAGACATTAGTTTTATTAAAACAATGGATGAATTAAAAGATTTTTATGGACAGGGTATTGGAGAAGCATTAGTTTATATTAGTAATATAAAAGTAAGTAGAAATGATATTAATTTTATGGGTAAAGATAATAGTACTATTAAATTTGTATATAACGATGAAATAACTTTTATAAAGTTTAGAATTGGAGAGAATGATCCAATTTATAAATGGTTAAATGATTGGGAAAATGATGATGATTTTATTGTTATTAATGTGATAGGTAAAGTAGGACTGAATAATTACAAAGGCATTTTAACACCACAGGTGATAATTGAAGATTATCAGGTAATATAAAGGGGAATAGATATGAGTTATATAATAGATTTATACACCCAAGGCAATTCTGCGTTAAAAATTTCTAAACAAGAAAATATTCCTGTTCATCAAATATACAAAATATTGGAAAAAAACAATATTCCAAGAAGAAGCAATCGAATAAATAATAAAAAATATAGTTGCAATGAAGATTATTTTGAGAATATAAATACGTCAGAAAAAGCATATTGGTTAGGTTTTTTATACGCTGATGGCTTTGTTTCAAAAAATGAAAAATTTTATAATAGAGGATCGTTAGGAATATCTTTGGCAATAGAAGACAAAGAACATTTAGAAACATTAAATAAAGATTTAAATTCAAATTATCCTATAAACATATATAGTGTAGTTAATGGTTATAAAATTGGTATTCAATATGCAAGAATAATTATTAAAAGTGAAAAAATATTTAATGATTTGATTGATAAGGGTTTAAGTGAAAGAAAATCAGAGATTAAAAAACGTCCAAAAAAAATACCAGAAGAATTAATTAAATATTTTATACTTGGATATTTTGATGGGAATGGTTGTATTTCAATACATAGAAGAAAAAATAATGATAAGTTGGATTTTAAATTTAGAATTACAAGTACAGATGATGTATTATATTTTATTACAGATTATTTATATAACAATAAATTAATATACAATAAAAGAAAATTAGACAAACGACACATATACGATATTGTCTCTAATTTAGAATACGGAGGAAATAGGCAAGTATATAAAATTATGCACCATCTGTATCAAAATACACCCAGATTTTTAAAAAGAAAACATGAAAGATATTTAATATTAAAAAATCAACTTATGAAAGAAGGGGAAATATGATTAATTTACATGTTCATGATGCAAAAGGTTCATTGTTGGATTCTATTGCAACAGTTGATAAAATAGTTGAATTTGCAAAAAAAAATAATCAAACTGCGATAGCATTAACCAATCATGGACTTATGACTTCATTTGTTGATTTTGTGAAAGAATGTAATAAAAATGATATTAAACCTATCATTGGATGTGAAATTTATGAAACTGATGACATGCATGAGAAGCAAGACACTAGAGATTATCAACAACCAAGATATCATTTAATATTATTGGCAAAAAATAAGATTGGTTTGCAAAACTTATTTAAAATAGTATCTATTTCCAATACAGAAGGTTTTTATAAAAAACCAAGAGTATCCTTAGATTGGATTGAAAAAAATAATTGTGGGAAAGGAATTATATGTTTAACTGCTTGTCAAGCAGGTAGATTAAGTAAGTATTTAATTAATGATAAAGAATTAGAAGCAATACAATTTGTTAAACAATTGCAATCTATATTTGATTATGTGTCATGTGAGATACAATCCCATAAAACGATTGATCAGCACAATGCAAATAAAAAAATATATGAATTTTCACAAAAATATAATTTGCCTTATGTTATTACCACTGATGCTCATATGATAAATAAAAATGAAATTGACACTCATACAATTTTTGTTGAAATCGGAGAAGGAAGAGAAGTAGGAGAGAGTTATGTTGATTGTTATTTACAAACAGATTCAGATGTTTACAATATTTTAGAAAAACAATTTTCAAAAGAAATTATAAAAGAGGGTATTAATGAAACTATTTTAATTTCAAATATGATTGAAAATATTGATATTGGTTTAAATAATGGTGTTATAATGCCTAAAATACCTGTGCAAGAAGGATTTAATTCAAATAAAGAATATTTGAGACATTTAGTTTTCAAAGATTTTGAAAAAAAGTTTTCTCATTTATTAGCAGAAGATCAACAAATAAGAAAAGATAGACTTGAAATGGAATTGCCTATTTTATATGAGTTAAATTATACAGATTATTTTATTATGTTATATATGTTGGTAGAAGAAGCAAAAAAGAGGGATATCCCAAGAGGGTATTCTAGAGGTTCAGGAGCAAATTGTTTATGTCTTTATATGTTAGGTGTAACTCAAATAGACAGCATTAGATGGGACTTAGATTTTTCAAGATTTGCTAATTTGGGTAGAAAATCAATTGCTGATTTTGATTTTGATATTTCCAAAAATAGACGAAAAGAATTTATTGAAATATCGGAAGAACTTTTTGGGAAAGAGAATGTTGCACCAATTGCTACATTTAATACTTTAAGTACAAAAGTAGCAATAAGAGACGTTGGTAAAGTATTAGATGAAAAATCAGAAGAGTATAAAGGTAAGATACCTTATAAATTACGTGATGAAGTGGCAAAGATGATACCTACTATTAATACTATAAATGATTTAGGTGAGGAAGAAGAAAAAGAAGTATTATTAAGAGATGTGTTGTTTAAAAACGAAAGATTAAAAGAAATATATGAGCAATATCCCTTGTGGTTTAAGTATGTTATGGAATTAGAAGGTTTGCCTAAAAGCATGGGTAGACATGCAGCAGGAACTATAATAACTCCCAATCCAGTTGTTGAATATTGTCCTATTTGTTATGATTCTGAAGATAATATTATGATTCAATTAGAAATGCATTCAGCAATGGATGATTTAGGTTTAACTAAAATGGATTATCTTGGACTTGAAACAGTAGACATTGTAGATGACACATTAAGAATGGCAGGATTAACTTGGGATGATGTAAATATAGATCACTTAAACCTTGAGGATTCAGAAGTATATGAAAAAGTTTATAAAAGTGGCAATACCATTGGAATATTTCAAATGGAATCTGCTGAGGCAAGAAGAATGTGTATAGAGGCAGAAGTTGATAATGTAGAAGATATAATAGTCATTAATGCAGCAAACCGACCAGGAACAAAAGACAATTTCCCTGATTATTGTAAAAACAAAAAATATCCCAATGAAATTGAAGTGTTGCATGAGGATTTGAAGAAAATATTTAATAAAACTCAATATGTTTTACTTTATCAGGAGCAAGCATTACAGTTATTTAGATACGCTGGTTTTCCTGAAGAAGAGGTAGATTCTGCGAGAAGAGCAATTGGGAAAAAATTGAAAGATGAAATGGAAAAATTAGAGATTAAGTTTAAAGAGGGATTGTTAAACAAAAATTGGAATGAAGATCAGATTAATGAAATATGGGGACTAATGCTTAAGCAAGCCGATTATTCGTTTAATCGAGGGCATGCCGTAGCATATGGTTTACTTAGTTATCTTACAGCATATTTAAAAACGCATTATCCTTTAGAATTTATGACAGCATGTTTAACCGCTAAGAGTGATAATATGTCAAAATTAAGTATCTTTATTAATGAATGTCACAGGTTAAATATTCAAGTTGCACCACCAAACATTAATTTATCAGAACGAAATTTTACTGCAATAAAAAATAAAAATAAAATATTATTTGGATTATATGCAATTAAAGGCATAGGAGATGCAGTAGTAAATACAATCATAGAAAATAGAAGATATGAAGGGTTTGATGACTTTTTATCTAAAACAAAGGAGTCTGGAAAGATAACCAAAGGAACAATTATCAAGTTGGCAAAAAGTGGTTGTTTTCCAACAAAAAATAAAAGAAATTTTTTGCTTAGATATGCAAATAAATTATTTGAAAATGATTATAAAAATGAAATTTTTGAAGAAAGAAAAACTTTTAAATCAGTTAAGGAATTAAAAGAAGTATGGGGAATTGATACTGATACAATCAAAAATAAGCAAGAGAGACTTAAATTATTCAATCAAAAAAGAAAAGAAAAATTTGACAATGAAGAAGTAGATAGAACATTCAAAAAAGAAGATGCCCGACAAAAATATATTAAAGAATTTTCGTCAAAATATTTACAAGAAGAATTTATGTGGGAGTTTGAAACTTTATCAATGTTTATTACATATAACCCATTAAAAGAAGCATATAAATATGTTACTCCTTGGGACGAAGTAGACGATGGAGAAAAAGCAGTTGCTATCTGTGTAGTTGTAGACATTAAAAGAAAAAAAGATAAAAACAACAATACTTTTGCCTATTTAGACTTATATACTCCTTATGGGATAATTGAAGCTACTTGTTGGGCAAGGCAATATAAAAACTTTAATGATTTAATTAAAAAAGGGAATAGTCTTGCAATTTTAGGACGGAAAAGAGATGGACAGTTTTTTGTTGAGTCAATGAAAACCTATCAGCAATGGTTAAAAGATAGAAATATAAACAACTAGGAGATAAACAAATGAATCAAACCACTAACCAAATATATGAATTTAAAGCAACACCGATATTTGAAAGGTATTATAATGACGAAACAAATTGGGGAGTATATAACTTCACCACTACAGATGATATTCCCCATTGTAATGATTATAATGATCCTTTTCAAGAAAACTATACTGATAATATTAAACAAAGTACTTTAGTGGGTAAGTGTCAACAACTTTTTCTTGGTTCTGAATACATAGTAAATGCTAAACTTGAATACAATTCAAAATATAAAAAACACCAGTATGTACCTATTAATGTTACTGCAATTGTTCCTAAATCCGAACAATCACAAAGAGCATTTTTAGAAGCAATAATTACCAAAAAACAAGCAGATATATTACTTGAAGTATATCCTAATATTGTTGAAGATACTATCAATGGGAATACGGACAATATTGATTTGTCAAAAACTAAAGGTATTAAAGATTATACTTGGAATTATATTAAGGAAAGAATTATTAATAATTATGTAATATCAGATATTATTACATTGCTTCAACCTATTGGTGTTACTTATTCAATGATTAAAAAACTATTAATGCACTATGGCAATCCTACTTTACTTAAAAATGATTTGTTAGACAATCCATATATTTTAACTAAGATTTATGGATTGGGTTTTAAAAGAGTAGATGGATTGGCATTAAAATTAAAACCAGAATTAAAAGTATCAAATAAAAGGACTTATGCTTTTTTAAATTATTATCTAAGAGAAATAGGAGAATCAAACGGTCATACATGGGTTACTTTTGATTTTCTTGAGAATGCAGTTCGTGACAATATTATTGAATGTGAAGAATTGTATTATAAAATTTTAGATGTTGAAAGAGATACACAAGCATTATTATATATTGATGATGAAAAAAATAGAATTGGGTTAAAATATTATAGAGATATTGAAATTGCTATTTATGATATTTTAAAAGAATTGGATAGTTATAAGTCTGATTGGGATTTAGATGTTGAGAAGGGGATACAGCAAGCAGAAAAAGAACAAGGATTTGAATTTTCTGATGAGCAAAAAAATATTATTAAAGAATCAGTAAAACATAATGTTGTTAGTATTTCAGGCAAGGCAGGTTGTGTTGATTGTGATACTGAATATTTTAATGGAATTGAATGGATTAAAATATCAAAATATAAAAATAAAGATAAGGTATTACAATATAATAAAGATGGGAGTGCTGAATTAGTTACCCCCTTAGAATATCATAAGTATCCGGCAGAATATTTATGGCACTTTGAAACAAAGTATGGATTAGATCAATGTTTATCAGATGAACATAATGTATATTACATAACTTCAAAAAATAATTTATATCACAAAACATTTAAGGAAGTTAGAGAAAATCATAATACAACTGGATTTAAAGGTAGATTTATTACTACTTTTAATTATGAAGGTAAGGGATTACCTTATAATGAATGGGAAATAAGATTAAAAGTAGCAATAAAGGCAGATGGTAGTTTTTATAGTTCAAATCCTTATACTTGTTATATTAATGTTAAAAAACAAAGAAAAAAAGATAGAATTGAATACTTGTTAGATAAAAATAATATAAATTATGAAATAATGAAAAGTGGGGAAGGATATAATAGATATAAGTTTACATATTTAGATAACGAAAAAACATACACTAATGAATGGTATAATTGTAATAAGGAACAATTTAAAATCATTTTTGATGAAATATTTTATTGGGATGGAAATTTTAATGATAGAGATCAATATTATACTTCATTAAAATCGGATGCAAATTTTATTCAATTTGTAGGAACAACATTAGGTTATAAATCAACTATTCAAATTCAAAACAGATTAAATAGAAAATATAAAACTGCTGGAAAAGAATATACTAGAAAATCAATTGGTTATATAGTTGTTTTTACAAAAAGAAATTTAATAGGTTTATGTTCAGACTCAAGAGAGGATCATACAAAAACCCCAATTATTCAATATAAAACATTAGATGGTTTTAAATATTGTTTTACCGTTCCTTCAGGTATGTTAGTTTTACGTAGAAATAATAAAATATTTATTACCGGGAATTCAGGTAAAACCACTATTTCTAGAGCATTACTAACAATATATAAAAATGCAAATAAAACAATAGGAACCTGTGCACTTTCTGCCAAAGCTGCACAACGTATCACTGAAGCAACTGGTTTTCAAGCATCTACTATTCACCGTTTATTAGGAGCAAAAGGATTAAATGAATTTACTTTTAATTATGAAAATCCATTACCTTATGATGTGATTTTAGCAGATGAATGTAGTATGAATAATGCAAGAATTTTTTATGATTTGATCTCAGCAATTAAACCAGGATCGAAATTAATCATGTCTGGTGATTGTCGGCAGTTACCTCCTATTGGTTTTGGGAACATTTTTAGTGACGTTCTTGAATTAAAAGAGCAATTTAATATTTATGAACTTACTAAAGTACATAGGCAAGCAGAAAAATCAGGAATATTAACCGATGCTAATCTAATTAGAGAGGGTATTAATCCTATTCAACAACCTGAATTTAAAATTGTTAGTGGTGAATTGCAAGACATGTACTACATGTTTAGAGATAATAAACAAGCATTAAATGATATTGCAATTAAAATGTATTTAAAATCAATTGAAGAAGATGGGTTGGATGATGTTATAATTATTACTCCAAGAAAAAAAGATTGTATTAATAGTACTATTGAAATTAATAGAATAATTCAAGATAAATTAATTAGTGACAATAAACCATTTTTAAAAAAGGGTAATTTAAAATTTAAACTTGGTGCAAAGGTAATTCAAAGAGTAAATAATTATGATAAGAATATTTTTAATGGTGAAATAGGATATATTGTTGATATTTTTAAGGCAAAACCTACAGATGAATATGACAATATGTTTACAGTACAATATCCTAGTAAAACCATTACCTATTCAAAGAACGAATTGGATCAGATTGATTTAGCATATGCCCTTACGATCCATCTCGCACAGGGTAGCGGATATAAAACTACAATAGTTATTATTGATAATTCTCATTATATTTTACTTGATAGTTGTTTACTTTATACAGGTATTACTAGAGCGAAACAAAGGTGCTTATTATTGGCTGAACCTTCAGCATTTAAAAAATGTATTGTTAATAATAAAAGTATTGAAAGGCAAACATGGTTTAAAGAATTTTAATCAAAAACATAATATAAATATATTGACAAACAACAACATAAATAATATACTATTACTAAGGAGCGAGGCACAGAAAAACAGAATTTTGGATTGATGAGACTATAAATATTTTGTCAACTAGGGAATTATCTTTAAAAGATTTTGGTGGTATAGAAAGTGTTTGTATAGGAGATTCTGGATATCCACTTTGTACAATTACTTTTAAAAACGGTATAGAAATATATGCGGAAAATCAATCTCCACTTTGGGCAGTAGAAGAGAATGATAAAATATTAGATAGTTTAAACCAAAGGTAAATTTCGTTCAAACTTAAAAAGAAAGGAGGATAAATTTAAAAATGCCAGCACAAATACCAGACACAGAATACATGCTAGACGATTCAAAGAGACAAATTCTAGAAAACAATATAGATTTTATTCACTATATAACTAACAAACTTTTAAATACCCACGATATATCCAGGGATCAATATGATGATATTTTTCAAGATTGTACTATTGACTTTATCAAATGTTTAAAAGAATTTGACAAATCTAAGTCTAAAATCACTACTTATACAGGTAAAAAAATGATATCCGAACACAATAGAAGAATGGATAGATACTACAAAAAGAAAAATGTTTTAGGCGAATATTTCTTTGATGACATTATCAATAGTGATTCCGAAGATACATTAGAAGTACTTAATGTTTTATCTGCTACATATGATTTTGAAGACAATATAATTCATAATATTTTTATTCAAGATATATTAAATCAGTTAGAAAATAAATTTTCATCAAGAAATTTAGAAATTTTTAATTTACATATGAACGGAATAAAGCAAACCAAAATAGCAAAGATGTATAATATTACTAGTCAAAGAGTAGGGCAAATTATTAGTAAATTTAGAGAAGAGGCACAAAAGTTAATGATAGAAAATGGGATATATCAATAGGAGGCAATATAAATGATTTGTAGATTTAAAATATGGTTTAATACTAAAGTTTTAAAAAGAAATGGGAATAAAAATAAAGTAGTTAAAATCACTAATATTAAATATTATTAAGGAGAATTGAATTATGAAAATTATAAACAATCCTTTTGATACTATAATTCAAGCAGTAGAAGAATTATATCCTAATACACATGCACTTATTCAGTTTAATCCAGAATTAAGAGGCAGAGATTATGGAGAATGTGGATGCACCACCTTCCCTACTAACCCAGACGAAGAAATATTAATAGACATATCTACTAACATCCCTTTTATTCACATGCCTGAGATTCTTGCACATGAATTAGCACATGTAGTAGTTGGCACAAATGAAGAAAATGATCATGGTGATAAATGGCAGGAAGTGTTTGATGCTATTCATGTAAAATATGAAGAGTTAGTAGATTTTGCTGAGAAAGAATATTCGTAAAGGAGGTTAACCCCATCAAACACATACAAGATATTAGAAAGTTAATCCCAACGGGAAATACATTTTTAAAAACTTACACAAAGCATTATTTAATGTGTCAAATATTAAGTAGTTTATTATTAATAATTATTACAATTTGTATTGCGGTTTATATTATAAATATAAAAGGAGGGTAAAATGAAAAAAATTTACCGTAATTTTGAATTAGATGCACATAAAGAAAAATCTTTAGCAGGTTATCTATTATTATACTTTGCCATTTATGATAAAGACGGTTATGAATGGGTTTGTGGTTTTGAAGATTCTGTTGAAAAAGTAATTGATAAAATTGACGATCTTGAAGAATGGGTGGATGAATTTTATGAAAATATTAAAAACAAAATTTGCTCAGATTGTTATGAAGAATTAAATGATATGTTGTATTGTAAGTTTTGTGATTTAGATTATAATAAATACATAAAATAAAAATAGGAGGGAAACAAAATGTATAAAAATACTCGTACTGCCGAAGTATTAGTTAATGGAGAGTGGATTCATATTGAACCAATTAACATTAAAAAGGGTATGGGGTTTAGAATGTTTGAGGAAGATGGGACTCCTGTAACTACAAATGGAATTAATTCTTTTATAGCATCTAGTGATGCATTTATCAATAAACATGGTGTAGTTTGCATTAATACATACTCAATATAAAAGTAACATTTGGTATTAAATTATAAAGATATGGAGGCAAAATGAACACATCTTATTTTGCAAAATACAAAGGAGAAAACGCGGTTTCAATAGCAGGTAAATGTCCAGACTGGTTTAAGGGTAGACAATATAAAAAACTTGCCCCAAAATATAATTGGTGGAAGAAATGGCATGATGAAAAATTAAGTGAAGAATGGTATATAGAGCAATATTACAAAACAATATTAAATAAACTAGATGCTAAAAAAGTTTATGAAGAACTAGGTAAAAATGCAGTTTTACTTTGTTGGGAAAAATCGGGAAAGTTTTGTCATCGTCATTTAGTTGCCGAATGGTTTAAAAAAGAATTAGGAATTGAAGTTGATGAATTAAAATAATTTTAAACAATAAAGTTTTAAAAGGAGGAATAATGACAAAACAATACTTTAAAATCATATCATTAAATAATACCAGAGCAATAGAATTAGAAAGATACGGAGATTTCAACGAAGAATATCATCAGAAATATATTGGTCAAATAGGCTATATGATAGGTCACTCTATATCAGATAAAAGTATATTTAAAGATTTTAAATGTTTGATCACTAAAACAGATAATATGGGTAGGCCATTAGATGGTGATTGGTTCCATAAAGACGATTTGGAAAAAGTGAAAAGAAAGGAGGAAATATTAATATGGCAGAAATAATTGCCATAAACCATAAACATCTAATTAAAACAATAAAATAAATATGGAGGTAATAAATTATTGAATGGATGAAATAATAGAAATGCTAGAAGAAAGGCATACACCATTAGAAATAGTTGAAATTTTGTATGGTTTAGATAAGTTTGATATTGACAATTATGCTGTCGAGCATGATATATGCCCTGTATGTTTAGGAGAATTGGTTATGCGTAGGTATAAAGAACGTAGACCTGATTTTTGGGGATTCCCCGCTTATGAGGAAATGTGTGATTTAGTTTGTAGTAGATGTGGAGAGGTATTTTAAAGGAGGGATTATTACATATTGAATATTACATTGTATTCTACTGATTGCCCTAAATGTAAAATATTAAAACAAAGATTGGATGAAAAAAATATTAATTATGAAATATGTAAAGATGTAAATTTTATGTTATCTAAGGGGATTAAGTCTGTGCCAATGCTAGAAGTGAATGATGAAATGATGAATTTTGACAAAGCAATATTTTTTGTTAAGGAGATATAAATGGATAGTAAATCGATTATTGACGAATATATAAAGAAAACAGATTGGAGAGTAAATGAAAATTCAAATTCACCTTATAGTTTTGGTGGATTAAATAAACATATAATTGCTGAAATATCAAAAGATTATTGGCTAAGGAATGTTTATCCCAAAAGAATAACTAATACTTATCTTAATGGGAAAATGCATATTCATGATCTTGGAGGAATGACGTTATATTGTTGCGGATATTCTCTTAAAGATATACTAATGATGGGTGTACAAGGAGTACCTAATATTCCTACTTCTGCCCCTGCTAAACATTTTGATGCTGTACTTAATCAATTAAGTAATTTAGTTACTGTGTTTCAAAATGAAATTATGGGTGCAGTAGCTTTTAATTCTTTTGATACATTACTTGCACCATTTGTTAAAAAAGATAATTTAACTTTTAAAGAAGTTAAGCAAAGTATGCAAAATTTTATTTTTAGTATTAACTCTAATTCTAGAGGTGGTGCGGAACCTGCTTTTTCAAATATTACATTTGATCTCACACCACCAGATGATTTATTAAATGAAAATGCAATTATTGGTGGAGATTTTGTTGGTTTTACATATAAGGATTGTCAAAAAGAAATAGATATGATAAACAAAGCATTTTATGAATTAATGCTTAAAGGAGATGCTAAGAAACGTCCGTTTGCATACCCAATACCCACATATAATATCCATTCTCGTTTTGATTGGAATAATCCTAATAATGATTTGTTATGGGAAATGGCAGGTAAATATGGTTATCCATACTTTGCAAATTTTTTAAATAGTGATATGAACCCAAGTGATATAAGAAGTATGTGTTGCAGACTTAGTATTAATTTAAAAGAATTATCAAGAAAAAATGGTGGGTTATTTGGTGCAGGAGATTCTACTGGCTCTATTGGTGTAGTTACAATAAATCTGCCAAGAATAGCATATTTAAATAGTAGTAATAAAAAGAAGTTCTATAAAGATTTAGAACGCACTTTAAATATTGCCAAAGATAGTCTTGAAATTAAACGAAAATGGTTACAAGAAAATATTGTTGATAAAAATATGATTCCTGCCTTTTGTACATATGTAGGCACTTTAAAAAATCATTTTAGTACAATTGGTGTAGTTGGTATGAATGAAATGTGTGAAAATTTTTTTGGGAAAGATATTGATATATTAACTTCGCAAGGAAAAGAATTTGCAATTGAAGTTGGTAATTTTATTCGTAATAAACTTATACAATATCAAGAAGAAACTGGCAACCTTTATAATTTTGAGGCTACCCCTGCCGAGTCTACATGTTATAGATTAGCAAAAAAAGATTGTGAAGAATTTGATGATATTATTATTAGAGGAACAAGAGAAGCACCTTATTATACAAATTCTTGTCATATGCCAGTTAATAAAGTTAAAAATATCCATCAAGTATTTGAACATCAAAATGATTTGCAAATTCTATTTACGGGTGGAACCGTAATTCATATATTTATGAATGGTGCTATTAGCGGACAACAAGCGAAAAGCATTATTAAAACAGTTTGCGAACAATATAAAGTTCCATATGTAAGTATTTCACCATTAAATAGATATTGTCCTAATCATAATTATATCGAAGAAAAAGTTGATTATTGTCCTATATGTAATACGCCAGTTGAAATGTATCAAAGAATTACGGGTTATCTTAGGAGAGTTGAATTTTTTAATGATGGTAAAAAATCAGAATTCAGAGATAGAGTACAATTATAAATATGGAAATTCTTATTAAAGGTATTTTTCATGAACGCACAGAAGATGCTCCTTTTATTGGGGCATTAATCTGTGCAAATAATTGTAAATTTAATTGCCCTAATTGCTATAATAAAGAATTAAAATTTTCACCTAGTTATTATATAAATGATAATGAAATAATTCAAGAGGTAAAATCCAATCTATTTAATAAAGGTATTATTCTTGCAGGATTAGAATGGACTTTACAAGCAGAAGAAATGTTTAGGTTAATTGAATTAGCATTAAATAATCAATTAGAAATTATTTTGTATACTGGAATGGATTATGATGTATTAATTAAAAAGTTTCCTGAGTTATTGAATTATCATATTTATATAAAAACAGGCAAGTATATAAAGGAATTATCAACAGATGATAATATTCAATTTGGAGTTAAATTAGCAAGTTCAAATCAAAAAATATATAAAATATAGAAAGGAGGGAAATAACCATACCACAATTCATTCTCTGTAAAAAAACAACTTGTCCTAACCCGAACATGAAAATCATCCTTACAATGATTTTATAAATTTATGTGATGATAATGATGAGTATAGATATTTTGTGAAGATTCGTGAAACTGACAAAGTGATTAAATTAGATGTAAATAAAAAAGAAGATGAGGAGAAAATTGATGAATATTAAAATTAAATACTTTAATGACCAACTAGAAAAAATACAAAAAATATCTCAAGGAGATTGGATTGATTTACGTTCATCTATTAATTGTGAATTAAAACAAGGAGAATTTAAATTAATACCACTAGGTGTTGCTATGGAATTACCAAAAAATCATGAAGCACATATTGTTCCTAGGTCAAGTACTTATAAAAATTTTGGAATTATTCAAACTAATCATAAAGGCGTAGTTGACGAATCTTATTCGGGCAATAACGATCAGTGGTTTATGCCTGTTATTGCCTTTAGAGATACAAAGATAAATATGAATGACAGAATATGTCAATTCAGGATTGTAGAAAAAATGCCAGAAGTTAATTTTATTGAAGTTGAAGAATTAGGTAATAAAGATAGGGGAGGGCATGGAAGTACAGGTATTCAATAAATATAGCAGAGGTTATCCCTCTGCTATCCCTTCAATAAACAATTTAATTCAAAGGAGGCAATTATATGAAATGTACCGATCCTAAATTATGCATCCACTATTTTGAATTTGATATTTCACCAACAAAAATAAAATCAGTTTGTATAAAACATGAATTTGATATTAATTTTCACAACATAAATCAAATAGAAAAATGCCAAGATCATAAAACATACGAGCAAGCTAGGGAAGAACGGAAAAACTACTTGAAAATTAATTAGTTATGTATTAAAATAGTAATATAAAAATACATTAATTATTGGGAGGTATTTATGGAATATACGAGCGTAAATAATATCGCAGACGCTACCCATTGGATATCATTGCCTGATGCTGATAGTCCAGTCAGAGATTCAATTATTCCCCACAAAACATATAAATTACACAAAATAAAAGATGATATTGATTTTGAAGAATATTATATAATTGATGAAAATAATAATTATGCTATGACATATATTTGTCATAAAGGAATGTTTGTAAAAGAAAGGATAATTAATGAAAATCCCTAAAACTATAAAAATTGGCTGGAGAATTTATGAAGTAAAATTTATTGATGAAGAAATTAGAGATAAGAATGGTGATTTACTAGATGGGCAAATCGACTTCAATAATCATATTATCTATATCGATAATGGCATGATATATGAAGATGAAAGAATAGTTACATTTTTACATGAAGTTGTGCATGGAATATTCCATAGTTACTGCAATTCAAAGTGGAATGATGATGAAGATTTAGTGGAGTGTGTTGCAGAAGGGATATTCCAATTGATTAAAGATAATCCTAATTTATTTAAATGAGAAAGGAAATATAAATATGGATAATATAATTAAACAAATACGTAAAATTATTGGAAATAATGATTCTAGTCATATACAAGTTAATATTGGTATTAATGAGATATGGTTTAATATCTATGAATCGGAAGTATTGATAACTATTGATACAAAAAAGAAAGAAATTTACGTTGACTGTGAATTATCAAACCATCATTTAACTAGCAGTATGTTATACGAATTATATATGATTACTGAATTATTAGAAACTAAATGGGATGTGTTTGAGGAATTATTAAAATAGAAAGGAAAGGTAAATTGATTAAAGTAGAAAATATAGAAGTGTTCAATTTTCAAGGGGCTTTAAGGGGCATGCGGAATCCTTTAGAATCTTGGGATAAATCAGATAGTTATTGGAATGACACTACTATTGAAAGTGTCAAAGATTTCATCATTGGTGAAAAAGATATGACACTTGCTTTAAAACTTATTAAAGCAGGAAATGAACATGCAAAATTCATGCGTCAAATTTTTGTCTCAATGGATATTACTGCGCCTTTATATTGGTGGAAGGAAGCAGACACATATAAAATTTCTACAGTAGCAAACAGTACATCCACTATGCACAAAATGGGCAGCAGACCATTAATTTATGAAGATTTTTCTTGGGATAAATTCTTTGAAACAAATTTAGGTAATATTACTGATGAATATATCTACAACTCAATTGAAAAATACCGACAGGATACTTTATCTCACTTAAACGAATTGATAGAAATATGGCAGGAACGAAGAGATAAGAAAATATGGCTGGCAATAATTCAAAACTTACCTTCTTCGTTTAATCAAATGAGAACTTGGACTGGTAATTATCAAGTATTAAGAAATATGTATTTTCAGAGACGTAATCACAAGTTAAAGGAGTGGAAAGATTTTTGTAAGGTGATTGAGGAGTTACCTTATAGTGAATTGATTATAGTGGAAAAATAAAAAGAAAGGAAGAATATATGAAAATAATAAATATATCGGGCAAGGCGCAACACGGGAAGGACACAACGGCATTAATTTTAAAAAAGAAATTAGAATCAAAAAATAAAAAAGTTATAATAACTCACTATGCAGACCTACTCAAATATGAAGCAAAACAATTTTTTAATTGGGACGGAAATAAAGATGAAAAAGGTAGACAAATACTTCAGTATATGGGTACTGATGTAATAAGAAAAATAAATCCTGATTATTGGGTTAATTTCATTAAAGAATTTATGTCAATGTTTGAAAATGAATGGGATTATGTAATAATTCCTGATTGCAGGTTCCCCAATGAGATTGAAGTGTGGGGCATTGATAATTGGCCTAATGTATCGGTTAGAATTATTAGAGATAATTTTATTAGTAATCTCACTCCTGAACAATTAAATCATCCATCTGAAACTGCTTTAGATGATTATGAATTTGATTATTACATATTTAATTCTGATGATATAAATTATTTAAATAAAGAAGTAGATTATTTAGTTGAATGGCTGGAGGTATAAATGAAAAGAAAGTTTTTTATTGATTTTGATAATACAATTATAGATACAACCAACGCTTTCTGCGCAGTTTATAATGAGCTTTATTGCGATCATCCTAATTTTAAAACAGCAGAACCAGATCAAGTTAAGGTTTACAATTTTTCTGACGAATGTCCTTTAGTTACAAATGTAGAAGAAATTTTTACTCATCCATTATTCTTTCAATTTGCAGAATTTATAAATCACAATACATATGAAACTCTAGAAAAATTAAACAATAAATATCAACTTATAGTATGTTCAATAGGTTGGCCTAAAAACTTAGCATACAAGGCACGTTGGTTGGAAGAAAAACTACCTTTTATTAAAGACTATGTTCTAATCAGTAATCCTACATGCAAAATGAATAAGAGCATTGTAAATATGGAAGGTGCAATATTTTTGGACGATATACCGTCAAACTTATATAGTTCAAATGCTGAAAGAAAGATATTATTTGGTAAGAGATATATTTGGAATAAAGAATGGGATGGAGAATGGGTAAGAAGTTGGAGTGAAGTTGAAGGAAGGTTTTTGTAGAAGAATTAAAATAGTAATATAAATATATGTTTATATAATAAACATTATTTAAGATTTAGTTAAATTTAGTTATAGGACAATCATAGGTGTTCATAAGTTTATATGGGAAAATGGTGAACCATATAGACCAAATTATTTAAGTGATTTATTTAAAAAGACAGTTACTGATAATAATTTACCACCAATAAGACTGCATGATTTAAGACATACATTCGCAAGTGTAGCAAATGAATTAGGAGTTGGATTATATGATATTAGCAAAGCATTAGGTCATAGTCAAATAGGTACTACTAGCGAAATATACACACATATGTTTGATAAGACCCATAAGAAAACCATTAGTAAAGTTGCCGATGCCTTTAAAGAAACAGAAAAAAATAAGGAATGATATTTCTACCATTCCTTACATTCTTTATACATTTTTTAAAGTTATCCACAGGCTACAAATCCCAATATATAGGCATTTGTTTTTCTGAAAATCATGATAAAAACCTTATTTGGTTCAAATTATTATCTAACTTGTTCTTTCCATGCATTTCCAAATTGCTTTTTCAATGTTTTTAAAGACGATTCAATTAAAATTTGAATTTCACTTTCAGTTAAAGCAATACCTTTTTTATTCAACATTTCCGATAAAGCAATAAATGCTTCTCTATATTTAGTTTGACCATCAACATCTTTAAAACTCTTTTGAACATATAAAACTGCAAGTCTAGCTAATTCTTGATTAGTCTGAATTTCATGATCAATCTTTTTAAGATTCTCTATACCTAATTTTTTCTTTAAAAGTGCAATTATAAAATATGAAAAAATCAATCCTATGATATACATAATATTTAAAAATAATTCACTAATGATTTGATTATCCATATGTAACCTCCCTCTACCCTCTACTTCTTCAATTCTTTAAGTAAATATTCAACGGCATTATCAATTAAAACAGCACATTCTATTCGTGTAATACTACTATTAGGATCTAAAATCCCATCGCCTTTACCAGAAAGTATTTTCTTCTCATATAATCTATCTGCACTTTTTGCTCCCCAATGATCTTTAGGCAAGTCTTTAAAATACTTTGACATTTCTTCAATCACCTTACCTTTCAACAATTCCTTCTGAACTTCATTTTTAAATTTATCCCATGTCCAACCTAAATGACCTGCTCTTATTAAACGTGGACAATTTTTTCCATTCCAATCCCAATGCTGTCTTAATGATTCTACATTTTTATTTTTAGATTTTAATAATTCTGCCACAAGTAAAACTGCATTTTCTAATGTTTTTTGGTAATTCCCACTTTCACATATTTCAATTCCTATACTACGTCTATTACCAGCACCACTTCCTCCATCTCCTGCGTGCCAAGCATTTTCAAATAAAGGAATACATTCAATTGCTTGTTTTTCATCAATGGCAATATGATAACCTGTAGAAGATGTATTTGAAGGATTGGTTAAATAATCTCTTTCATTTCTTGCAGTAGATTTTGAATTCCCTGTGTTGTGAATAGTAATATATTCCCAATCCATTTTATATTTTGGACGTTTATTAGAATTCATAGGAATGTGATCTATTACATAAGGAAAAGGTAAATTAAATTTACTCATTTATTTTTCACCACCTTTAACTAATCTCTCAATAAAGTCCGTTCCAGCATATCCAACGGTAATAAAAACTATCATTATCAACTTGCTTGTTTCAACACCTAGTAAGGCAATAGCAGTTATAGTCCCAATAGCACAACTTACCAATAAACTTATAAATATTTGAGGTAAACTTTTATTGTTATTTACAACCATTCGTAAGACTTGACCTGCCATTCCTAAGATTGCACCTAGCAAAATAAATGATTGAACTTCAAAAATATTCAATTTACCACCTCAGAATTAAAAATTAAATACTAGGAATATTGTCATTATCATCCAAAGTATTTATATCATTTATATTATTACTATAATCAGGTTTATCAGGCCAAGTATTATGTTTACTTAAATTTTCAAATAATGATTTTACACAATAAATTAATGTCACTCCGATTATTTGAATGACGATTTTTTCTGAAAGATTTTCAGCAATTTGTTCTCTTCCTAGAAAGGCCAATAAATAAGAAAGATAAACCCAAATTACGCTGTTAATCATTAATAAATAAACTATTCTTTTGCTAAATTCATCTATGTTAAATATTTTCATAACTCACCTTCTCACAAACGTATTTGTTGATGACAACTTGGACAATGTTCAATAGGTGAAGCAGGATAAGTTATTATATAATAAATAACCCATAAAATTACTAATAACCAAAACAATGGAGAACGAATAATAGTTGATAATATATTCCAAACTAAAAACAAGATACCTTGAATAAAAGATGTAGTTATATCTGTTATGTTATTAAAAAATATATCTACTTTGTTTTTATATTTCATAATCTACCTACTTTAAAACCATACTTATCACTGCACCAAATCCCATAGACATTGCAATTATAAATAAATTCTTTAAAATATCTGATAATTTTATTTTATTATCACCACTTACTTCATCAATCTTCTTGCTTAATTTCTCCACACTAACTTCTGTACTGTTCATTCTATTGCTTAGTACGTCTAATGAATTACTGATCTTCGCTTGATTTTCACTAATTTCAGCAATCAATTTATCTCTTTTAATTCCGTCTTCTCTCTGTAATTTTGTGAGCAATTGGAGTTCGGACAAAACACTTGTAATATCATATATTTTGTTTGTTTGGCTTTCCAAATCATCTATACGGTGATTTGCCACCTTTATTTTTTCATCAACATTCTTAAATACTTCGGCACAAATTTTTGGTTGTTCACATTCTTGATTTATGACCAATTCACAACACCATCCAATCTTTGTATTCATTCCTCCTTTGCGGTATAATGGGTACAAGGTAATTAATTTGACCGCAAAATTAATTACCATAACGAATAAGGCAGGATACCTATTTTTATCCTGCCTTATTTTTATTTTATTAAATTTAAAAAATCTCAAAAAATCATTTTTAAGAATCCCAATATATAGGGATTTCTAAACCCGAAAATTTGAACCAAATTAAAGATTTGTTATGATACAAAATAAAAACATAATTATTGATAGAAATATTGAGTATAACTTTGTTGCTTGTGTTCAAACGTTTGTTTTGCGTAAATGCCCGTAGTTTGAATATCATCATGACCTAAAAGTTCTTGTAATACCGACATTGGACAACCGTTATTTAGCATCAAGGTTGCGAAAGTATGTCTGAGCATATGGGGATGAGTTCTCTTGTCAAGCCCTGCACGTTTACCTATTGCTGCTATTTCTCGTTGAATACCTCGATTGCTTAATCTTCTATATTCCTGCCGTTCTGTTACAAATAATGCTTCACAGTCATCCTTACGACTTTCAAGATATTTTTTAAGGTAAATTGCAGCTCTAGCAGAATAGAATACAATTCGCTCTTTGTTTCCTTTGCCTAATACCTTAATCGTCCGATTTGATTGTCCTATATCATCTTTATTTAGTGCCGATATTTCAGATAATCGACAACCTGTTGAATACATAATTTCAGTTAATGCTTTTTCTCGCAAAGTGAAACAACTTTCACGGAATAGTTCCAATTCTTCAATTGTTAATGCCTTTGCCATTGCTTTTCCCACTTTATAAGGTTTAATTCTAATCATCGGATTTTCTTCAATAATCTGTTCCTCACAAAGCCATTCAAAGAAACTGCGAAGTACTGAGCGAATTGTCTCAACAGTACTTTTAGCATTTACTGTTGGGTCGCTTTCCCGATCATCCAGATAGTTAATTATGTCCTGCTTGGTTATTTCATTTACTGGTTTTTCTTCGGTTCTATCGGTAAATATTTTAAGATGAAGTCGATAATTATCAATAGTTATTGGACTTAATCCTTGCCGTTTTTTATCCTTCAAAAACAGTTTTATGTTTTTCCGCAAATTATAATATTCTGGATCGCTGTTTTGTTTTATAACTCTGTATTCATCAAGAATGGAGGCTAATTGATTTTTAGCCTCCATCTTATTCATGCCTTTTTCTATGATTCCATCTACAATTTTAGCATATAGCTCATAATTGAGATTAGGGTGCATAGAATACCTCCTTTTATTTAGTTGTTACTGAAGGTTCATAGTCTACTGCGAAGTAACTTCTTAATACACATTTGCGAAGTCAGAAAACTTTTTAACCAATATCAAACAACCCCGACAATTTCTCTAACTTTTTCCCTATACATATTAGGCACAAAATCAATTATAATTCGCCCACTTTCTACTGCATATACCCACATTCCTAATATAGCTTCACTCATATCATTCATCTCCTTTTAGATTAAACAATTCGGTTCTTAACATATCGATTTCAGCCATCATCAAAGTGAGTAGAAGTGCTATTCCTTCTGCATCTTCGTTGAAAGCCAACTTCGATATAGTCATTCTTGTTGAACACTTGCTCATCATATTCCCAACCACTAAACCCCTTCATGGCGTCAATATCTTCTTCCTCAATTCGCACTATATTCGTCCGAACATAGACTGTATCAGCATTCACTTCAATGGGCTTAACTGTTTCCTGTGTCCCTCTTATTCTCACGCTTTATCACCTCTTTATAGTATTTTCCTTGATAGGCTTCTATTCGACCCATTCGACCAATTACCACTGTTATTATTAAAAATACACGAGGCGAGCGCCGATAACCGAATACTTTTCAGACTCCGAATAACCCACATGCAGCCGAAACGCCCCCGCCTTATCCGCAGCCGACCAATCACCACCGAAACGCGGCAAGCGCGAAACATTCAGAACCGCGGAATCGGGATAATGCGTGCTTTCGCTTCCGTTTGCTGTTTTGACGATAAAACCCGTTTCCGTACCACCTTGTATGTCGTCTATGTAACCGACTATATTCGTTGTCGCACCCTGTCCGTAATTTGTATATCCAGAACCAATATCGTTAAAACTTTCATTGCCGATTAGGATGTTTCGGTCTGCATCACTAAATAATCCGTCAATCCAATAGTAAATATTACCCCAAAAATCTTCTATGCCACAAAATTTTAATTGTTGTTTTCCTGTAGTTTCACCATAGAACATACCTTTAGCATTTGTAGCACCCGTATTAACTTTGGCACTATTCCCATCGACATAACCTCTGCCTAAAGCAGTTTGCCAATCCCTACTCTTAAACATCACCGTACCTAAGACTTGCAACATTAAAAGTTGAAAATAAGCCATTTGGTCATAACCACTGCCATTCGCCTGTGCAATAGTTCTAAATGCACCGATAGTTTTATAAGCGGTTGTTATTTTTCCGCTTAAACTTCTTAATTTAGAACCGTCAGAATATCCTAAATAAGCTGAAATGTAACACTTGGCTTTTTCGGTTGTACCCCTCATATGTGCTAAACATTTATACCCACTATCTACCTTTGCATTAGCATATCTTACATACAAGTCAGTCCCAATGGTTTCAAATTTCCACCAAATCTTAGGAAATTCAATCATTACGTCACCATCTGCACCACTTGTAATGTCTGCATTTGTCCCGTCAATTTTTTTAGTATAATCGTTTGGATTTAGATAGTATTGCACCACTCCATTTTTAAGTAAACATGGTTTAATCTGATTAAATGGAAACTTGTCTTGCCAACTACCATAAGAAAAATTGCCATTATTTCCTTGGGCTGGAGTAAAACCTATTGCATTATCTGTATAGGCTAAAGCAGTTTCGGGGTTGCTATTTGTAGTATCAATTTTGATGCCATATATTTTAGGTGGTGATTTTACTGGTTTTCTTTTCCTAATTAATGCCTCACCCATTTACCTCACCACCTTTAGCTGAATTGGCAAACTAACTTCAGGTTTATCCATCGCATATAATGTTATAGAATTATTAGCAGTTGTTACACGATAAATTTTACCCCACTCATTTACTCGTTCTTTATCTGTAGCAAATGTGCC